ATTTAAGAGCAAAATTTAATATAGTTTGTGAACCTTTTTGTGGTATGAGTTTTGATATAAATAATTTTGAATATTATAATCACACAATTACTAGAAAAATAATATATCCATTGTTGTATGAAAATATTATTTATGTTCATTCTCACAATGGGTTATTGCAAAAAACTCTTAAAAATTTAGGATTTGAATTGTTTTATGATAATTTGAGTGAATTTATTGATAACGTATCTGATGATATTTTTTATGATAAATTGAATCAAGAAAAACTAAAATATAATAAAAATTTATTATATAAATATATGGGAGATGTTGAAAATGCTAGAAATGTTAATGAGCATAAAACTTACCAAAAACTAACCCAAGAAATGGTAGATTTTGTGGGATAAAATAAATTTGGTAAATTCGAAAAAAATCCGTATATTTACTATGTAAAAAGCTAAAAAGGTTATATTTAGTTATGTAGGAAGTAGCTACTTAAACCTTAAAACTTAAACAATTTTTTTAAACTTTAAAATCTAAAAACAATGGACATTTCATTGGCACTTAAGAGATTTAACTCTCTTCAAAACAACACAAAAAAGTCTGATTCCATTTGGAAGCCAGCAAACGGAAAATCACAAATTCGTATCGTTCCTTACAAATTCAATAAGGACATTCCGTTTATCGAACTTTATTTTCACTACAACATTAACAACAAAACTTACTTGTCACCAATGTCATTTGGTAGACCTGACCCTATCGTTGAGTTTGCAGAAAAACTTAAGAGAACAGGCGATACCGATGATTGGAAAGCAGGTAAGAAAATGGAACCAAAATTGAGAACTTTCGTACCTGTTATCGTAAGAGGTAAAGAAAACGAAGGTGTTAAGTTTTGGGGATTTGGTAAGACGGTTTATCAAGACATTTTAGGTTACATTGCTGATCCTGATTACGGAGATATTACAGACCCAATGACCGGTAGAGATATCGTATTGGATGTAACTTCCGCTGAAGAATCAAACGCAGCTTATCCAACGACTGCAATTCGTATTAAACCTGCAACATCTAAATTATCAGATGACCCTGCAGTTGTAAAAAACCTTTTGGAAAACCAAAAGAATATTACAGAATTGTATCAGGAATTATCATACGCTGAATTAAAGACTGTATTGGAAAACTGGTTAAATCCAGGAGCAGTATCTGAAGAAGCGGATGAAGTTGTTGAAGTATTGGAACAACCAAAACCAAAAGTACAACCCGTTGCACAAAAGCAATCTTCGGTTTCAACTGATATGGGTGGCACACAGGAGTATGGTGACCTTCCGTGGGAAAAAGAAGCACCTGCTAAAAAAGCAGATGATGTAGCATCAGCATTTGATGATTTATTTAACAATTAATAGGTTACAACTATGGCTAAAGTACAGGAAGATTTGGCAAGCATTCTTGCCGATTCATTAAACAAACAAAATAAGGATGGTAAGATTGCATACTTTCTAAACGATGGTGGGGGCGATGCTCCAACCAACGTAAAAGATTGGGTATCTACGGGTAACGCTCTTTTGGATGTAGCAGTTTCCAATAGACCTTATGGTGGTTTGCCTGTTGGCCGTATAGCAGAGATTACGGGTTTAGAGCAGAGTGGAAAATCTCTGCTCTCCGCCCATCTCTTAGCTGAAACACAAAAGAAAGGTGGAGTAGCCGTATTAATTGATACCGAAACTGCCGTTAATAGGGAGTTTTTGGAAGCAATTGGTGTTGATATTTCAAAATTACTATACGTTTCAGTAGATACGGTTGAAGGTATTTTTGAAGCTTGTGAAACTATCATTGAGAAAGTTAGAACAGGCGATAAGAACCGATTAGTAACTATCGTAGTCGATTCAGTAGCAGCAGCATCTACAAAGAAAGAGTTGGAAGCTGATTACGATAAAGATGGTTACGCTACGGATAAAGCAATTATCATTTCCAAAGCAATGCGTAAAATCACCAATATGATTGGTAGACAAAGTATTTGTTTAGTATTTACTAATCAACTTCGTCAAAAGATGAACGCAATGGCATTTAGTGACCCTTGGACAACATCAGGCGGTAAAGCATTAGCATTCCATGCTTCTGTTCGTTTCCGTTTGAAATCTATGGGACAACTTAAAGTTGGTGATAAGATTGTTGGTATCAAAGTGAGAGCACAGGTTATCAAAAATCGTTTAGGACCACCATTGAGACACGCAGATTTCAATATCTTTTTTGATAGAGGTATTGATAATTTCGGAAGTTGGTTGGGGGTTATGAAAGATAATAAGTTAGTAAAGCAAGCAGGTGCTTGGTATGAATATATCGACACCGATACTGGCGAAGTTATCAAATTCCAATCAAAGGATTTCGCAGATATTCTTAACAACGAAGAACTAAAAGACCAAATTTATCGTAGGATATGTGAGGTTTGTATTTTACAATATAAAAATTCCGCTTCAGAGGAAGTTGATGAAACAACGGATGTAGCAAATGAGTCAGATTAATAAAAAGTATCTTGAGATACTAAAACAAATAGATGAGGAACATAAAAGTTTTGGAGATTTACATAGAAATTCTAAAACTCTGGTTATTGATGGTCTTAATACCTTCATTCGTTCCTGGTCAACAGCACCGAATCTTTCAGATAATGGTGACCACATTGGCGGCATAGTCGGTACTTTAAAAAGTATCGGCTACGCTATCCGTTTAATTAACCCAACAAGAGTTATTCTAACTTTTGATGGCAAGGGTGGTGCAAAAAGCAGACAAAATATTTACGCAGGATATAAGGCAGATAGAGCTAAAAACAAAATCCGTCTTAATCGTGCTATCACCGGCGGAGATATGAATCCAGAGGATGAACAAATCTCAATGCGTAGACAGATGGTAGCATTAGCAGAACTCCTAACACATTTACCTGTTACCATTATGTTATATGATGGAATTGAGGCAGATGATGTTATGGGTTATATTGCTACTCAACTTCGACAAGAAGGTGAAAAAGTAGTCCTAATGTCATCGGATAAAGATTTCTTACAATTAGTAAATAAAGATGTGAGTGTATATTCACCATCTAAAAAGAAAGTCTATAACATAGAAGAAGTTTTAGAAGAATTTGGAATTCATCCACACAATTTTATCAATTTCAGAATGATTGATGGTGATAAATCGGATAGTATAGAGGGTGTAAATGGTTTGGGTATTAAATCAATTATCAAAGCATTTCCAATTCTTGCAGAAGAAACTTATCACACAACCGAAAGTATGTTGGAATATGTAAATGGATTGGACAAAAAGGTAAAAGCACACGAATTATTTGAAAATAATTTGGCAATTTGCGAAAGAAATCGTAGATTGATGCAGTTAGCAGAACCAGAGTTTAGTGGTAATCTTCGTATGAAAATTATGGGAAGATACGATGAACCAACTCCTAAATTTGATAAGCAAGGTTTCTTAAAAACAGGATTGAGACATGGTGTTATTGATGCGTTTAAAGATATTAATGACTGGTTACAATCCACATTCGGACATATTTCAAAATTTTAAAATAAGTTATGGCAGACAAATTAGCAAAACCATTAGGAGATAGAGTTCTCCTTACAGAATTAGAAGCAAAAGAACAAACAACATCGGCGGGTGGAATTATTATACCTGATAGTGCTAGAACAGAAGATGTAAAAAGAGCAAGAGTAGAAGCAGTTGGGGATGGATTATTTACACAAGCAGGTATTCCGATTCCAATGAGCTTAAAGGTGGGTGATGAGGTTATTTTACCTGGATACCATCAAGGACAAGAAATTAAAGTAGGTGGAAAAAAATACTTACTTTTAAGAGAATCAGAAATTTTAATGGTTATTAGATAAACAAAAAACATGGAGGTAAACTATGAAGTGTCTTAAAAATGTAAAAACAAATGAAATTGTAAGAGTAACCGATAAGGAAGCTTACAATATGGCAGGAATTACTTGGAAGTACATTGCCAAATCAGAATGGAAAGCAACTAGACCTATTGCATCCGAAAAACAAACAGAAGAAGCTGAAAAGAAAGAAGTAACTATTTCTGAAAAAGCATTAAAAAGAAAAAAACTTAAAGAAAAACAAAGAGCATAATGGAAGCAGTAGATACACTAGTCAAATATGGCCAATCGTATCAATCTAAAGTTGTTGCTTCGTTTATTACTGATGTTAAGTTTTTAGAGCAGGTAAATGAAATTACCAAACCAACATTTTTCGAATCTCAAGCAAATCAATGGATTGTAAAGGAAACGCAAACTTATTTCGATAAGTATCGTGGAACTCCGACCATGGAAGTTTTTAAAATCAAAGTGGGAGAGATTGAGGATAAAGTTCTCAAACAAACAGTCGTTGAACAATTAAAGACAGTATATCTTCAAATAGGAGCCGATGATTTAGCATACGTTAAGAATGAATATCTTACATTTGCAAAAAATCAAAAAGTTAAAGAAGCCTTACTAAAATCCGTTGAACTTCTTAAAGTAGGTCAATATGATAAAATTATAGACACAATGACTGCTGCATCTAAAGTAGGTGTAGAAAACGATTTGGGTTTAGATTTTGTTGAAGATTTTGAGTTGATATTGGATGATGTAAAGAGAAATTCAGTATCAACGGGATGGGATGTTATTGATGAATTAATGGATGGTGGTTTAGGACCCGGCGAATTGGGTGTAGTAATGGCTCCATCTGGTATCGGTAAAAGTTGGTTCTTATCCAAAATTGCATGTGCAGCATTACAAAGAGGTGTGAATGTATTACATTACACTTTGGAATTATCCGAAAGTTATGTAGGACAAAGATACATTACAATTCTTACTAATATCGCAACCGCAGACCAAAAGTTAAGAAAGGATGATATCATTCGTAAAGTAAAACAAACACAGGGTAGAGTAAAGATTAAATACTATCCACCACAATTCGCATCGGCAAAAACACTTTCAGCACATATTGATAAAGTAAGAGCAAGTGGTTTCAATCCACAACTTATTATTATTGATTATGCGGATTTATTAAAAAGTGGTAATAGAGCAAGTGACGGGTTGTATGCAGAATTGGGCGGTATTTACGAAGAGTTGAGAGGATTGAGCGGTGAAAGTAAAATACCAATTTGGACAGCAACTCAAACTAATCGAGCAGCAATTGACCACGAAGTTATTCAAGCGGATAGTGTAGGTGATTCATATAAGAAAGTTCAAACTGCTGACTTCATTATGAGTGTGAGTAGAAAAACTAAAGATAAATTATCAAACACCGGCCGTATCCACATTGTAAAAAATAGATTTGGACCAGATGGTATGACATTTCCCGCAAAGATTGATACGTTTCACGGTGTTATGGATGTATTCGCAGCAACTTCGGTAGATGGTATGGCGGCAACGAAAGAAAGTAAGAACGGAGAGAGTTTAGAAAAGAAACTTCTACATAAGAAATATGTAGAAAATATGGGGTAATAAAAAAATAATTATGAAACATTTAGATTTACCTAATGGGTTTAGTTTTGATTGTGAGGAAATATTTGAAATGGCAGTAAACCACTTTCCAACAAATTCACACTTTGTTGAAATTGGATTGGGGCAGGGAAAAAGTTCTGCGTATATTGCGGTTGAAATAATAAATTCACAAAAAAACATAAAATTGGATTGTGTTGATTGTTGGGATATGCCAAATGATGAAACACAAGATTATACTGAAGCCTTTTTACATAATTTGAAACCTATCTGGGATAAATTGGATATATCGGTTATACAAAATTATTCAACGGAAGCTTCAAAATTATATGAAGATAATAGTTTAGATTTTGTTTTTATAGATGGAGACCATTCATTCAACGCAGTGACAGAAGATATAAAACATTGGTTGCCAAAGTTAAAACAAACTGGATTGATTGCAGGACACGATTATACCGAAGATTATATAACAAGTGTTATACCGGCCGTTGATACTTTTTTTGGAAAAAATAAAGTAAATGTTAGTAAAAGCAGTTGGTATGTGTGGGTTAGAGATATATCGTAATAAGTATATAAAAAATTAAAAAAACGGAGAAAAATATTTTTCAACAAAACCTAAAATTTTCTTTAGAAAATGGTACTATTGATAGGTTGAGTCCATACTTATCTTTACATTTTCTGGTTTTCCTGAAAAAAATTACTCACCTTAAAAAATTAAAAAATTACAAAAAATGGACATTTCACAAAGAATTTTATCAGACATTACGGTTTATATGAAGTATGCAAAATACCAACCGGAATTACAAAGAAGAGAGACATGGGAAGAATTGGTAACCCGTAATATGGAAATGCATATTAAAAAATATCCAAATTTAGAAACGGAGATTAGAGAAAATTATAAATTCGTATACGATAAAAAGGTTTTACCTTCAATGCGTTCTATGCAATTCGCAGGTAAACCAATTGAAATCAGCCCAAACAGAATATACAATTGTGCATTTGCACCAATTGATGATTATAGAGTATTTGCAGAGATTATGTTCTTACTTTTAGGTGGAACGGGTGTAGGGTATTCAGTTCAAAAACATCACGTAGACCAATTACCAGAAATCAGAAAACCAAATGCAGAAAAAACTCGTAGATTTCTTATTGGAGATTCTATTGAAGGATGGGCCGATGCAATATCGGTTTTAGTAAAAGCTTATTTCTTTGGTGGAAGTAAACCAACTTTTGATTTCAGAGATATTAGACCAAAGGGTGCAAGATTAATCACATCGGGTGGTAAAGCACCGGGTCCTCAACCACTTAAAGAGTGTTTGATTAAATTGGAAGGTATATTAGATGCAAAGGAAGATGGTGATAAGCTAACACCAATTGAAGTGCACGATATTGTTTGCCACATTGCTGATGCAGTATTAGCTGGTGGTATCCGTAGAGCAGCATTGATTTGTTTGTTCTCTGCAACCGATGAAGATATGATTAGTTGTAAGAGTGGTGCTTGGTGGGAAACAAATCCACAGAGAGGTAGAGCAAACAATTCAGCAGTCCTAATGAGACACAAAATCACCAAAGAATACTTTGTGGATTTGTGGAAGCGTATTGAAGCAAGTGGAGCAGGTGAACCTGGTATCTACTTATCAAACGATAAAGATTGGGGAACTAATCCTTGTTGTGAGATTGCATTAAGACCTTTTCAATTCTGTAACCTTTGTGAAGTTAATGTATCGGATATTCAATCGCAAGAGGATTTAAATGCAAGAGTTAAAGCAGCATCATTTATCGGAACCCTACAAGCAGGTTATACTGATTTTCATTATCTTCGTCCAATCTGGCAAAGAACAACTGAAAAGGATGCACTTATTGGTGTATCTATGACGGGTATTGGAAGTGGTGCAGTTTTGAAATACAATATGAAAGAAGCAGCTAAAGTTGTGAAAGAAGAAAACGTAAGAGTTGCCGATACAATCGGTATCAACGCATCTGCAAGAACAACAACTGTTAAACCTGCAGGAACAACATCATTGACATTAGGAACATCATCTGGAATTCACGCTTGGCATAACGATTACTATATTCGTAGAGTAAGAGTGGGTAAGAATGAAGCAATATATCAGTATCTTTTCCTTAACCATCCTGAATTAGTGGAAGATGAATATTTCCGTCCGCATGATACCGCAGTAATTGGTATTCCACAAAGAGCACCACAGGGTTCAATTTTCCGTACCGAATCACCAATTCAATTATTGGAAAGAGTTAAGAAAGTACATGGTGAATGGATTAAGCCGGGTCATAGAAGTGGTAACAATACACATAATGTATCGGCAACCGTTTCAGTTAGAGAGCATGAGTGGAAAGCAGTTGGTGAGTGGATGTGGGAAAATAAAGATTTCTACAATGGACTTTCAGTATTACCTTACGATGGTGGAACTTACATTCAAGCACCATTCGAAGATTGTACAAAAGAAAAGTACGAAGAATTAATGAAAACTTTACATGAGATTGATTTATCAAAGGTTATTGAAACAAACGATAACACAGATTTAAGTGGTGAATTAGCTTGTGCAGGAGGTGCCTGTGAAATTAAATAAAGATGACAAATCGCTATATTATTTGGAAAATGGTAAGGTGGTTTTTACCCCTAACTACCATATTGAACGAGGGTATTGTTGTGGCAGTGGTTGTCGCCATTGCCCATATGACCCGAAACATTTAAAGGGGACTAATAAATTAGACGAGTTATGGGAGAAAATCAATCATCAAAACACAAAGAGTTGACAGAAAAAATTAGAGAAGAAAAACAGAAACCAAAGGGACCAATTAAATTTCAACTTCAATTAAATGAAGAACAGAAACTAGCAAAAGAAAAAATACTTAATAACGCAATTACGATATTAAGTGGCAAAGCCGGAAGTGGTAAAACACTTTTAGCTTGTCAGATTGCATTGGACCTTTTATTTAAAAAAGTTATTCAAAAGATTGTAATCACTAGGCCAACGGTTAGTAAAGAAGAAATAGGTTTTCTTCCTGGTGATTTAAGAGAGAAAATGGAACCGTGGATGCAACCTATATATGCAAATTTTTATCAACTTTACAACAAAGAAAAGATTGATGAAATCCTTGAAAGTGGAGCAATAGAAATTGTACCAGTTGCATTTATGAGAGGTAGAACGTTTTTGGATTCATTCGTAATTGTAGATGAAGCACAAAACTGCACAACGGACCAAATGGAAATGATTGTGAGTAGATTGGGATTGAGAAGTAAAATGGTTATTTGTGGAGATACTCAACAAGTAGATTTGAAAACCAGAGGAGAAAGTGGATTTAAATTCCTAATATCAATAGCAACAAAGGTTAAAGATATGGCATCACAAACCCTATTAACAAATCATAGACATCCAATAGTAGATGCCCTTTTGGATGAATATGAATATTTAAAACAAATAACGAATGGTAACGGTAAAAAAGTTTAGCGCAGTTTGGTGTGGACCATGTAGAATGTTAGCACCTGTAATGAATGAAATTAAAAGTAAATATCCAAATGTAAAGTTTGAAGATATTGATATAGATGAGTATACATCTGAAGTAGAAAAATACGGAGTAACATCAGTTCCGACCGTAATCATTGAAAAGAACGGTCAATTGCATGAAAGATTTACCGGCCTTCAATCTAAAATAGCATATCAAAATTCAATTAACGAAGCAATTAAATAATGGATTTATCCGAATATTATAAAAGTACGGGAGAAGCAACCGACAAAGGAACGGTCCATTGTTATATAGATGAGTGGTACAATTCGGAATTTACACCGATTAGATATGATAAATTAAATATATTAGAAATAGGCATTAACAAAGGTGACTCTTTAATTTTATGGAGAGATTGGTTTATTAATTCTAAAATATTTGGAATTGATAATAAAGATGAAATGACCGATGAGTATGTAAATATTGTAAATAGTATTGAAAATGTTGGTATCATTTACGGAGATGCGTATTCCAATGATGTTGTTGATTTATATTTTGATGAAACATTTGATTATATTATAGATGATGGCCCGCATACTTTACAATCACAAATAAATTGTGTAAAAAAATGGTTTTCAAAATTAAAACCAAATGGTAAAATTATTATAGAAGATGTATGGGATATCGACAATTATAAAGTTGAATTTGATAAATTAAATATACCATACGAAATAATAGATTTAAGAGCAAAAAGTAATCATAATCAAAAAAATGATGTTTTGCTTATATTTAAAAAATGATTTGTTATAGTGAAAAAAATTCCGTATATTAGGATTATGTTAAAAGGTGAAGCGCATCCAATGAGCAAACTTACTGAAAAGCAAGTTGAAACGATTAGAGAACTATGGAAAGTTGGACATCGTAATGTTAAAGTATTGGCACAAAACCACAAAGTTTCGCCAGCAAATATTAAAAAAATAGTTACAAATCAGACATGGACTCACATGTTGAAATGGCCATATGAAAGAAGCTAATAAAAATTATTGTGATGTATCCAGAGTTACGATTAGAGAAATCAGTCCATCAATTGCAAAAGAGATTATAGTTAAAAAACACTATACTCACGCGTGGACTGCTTGTAGATACTCTTTGGGTATATTTTATAGAACAGATGAAGTAAACGCATTAGGTGATAACGAAAAGTTAATCGGATGTTTGGTTTACGGATTTCCAGTAGGTGCAAGAGCAGCAAATTCTATTTCCGAATTACTTACAAAAGATAATGTATTAGAACTTACCCGTCTCTATTGTGATGATGGATATGGTTCTAACATAGAAAGTTATGCAATCGGACAATCATTCAAATGGTTTAGAGAAAACGATAAAGCAATTAAGGTATTGATTTCCTACGCAGATAACGGACAAGAGCATTTGGGTGGAATATACCAAGCAACGAACTGGATATATCAGGGAATGAACACAGAAATTGCTTTAATGCCCAACTACGGAATATCTTTATCAAACAACCCATACGATTGGATTCATAGTAGGACAGTATTCTCAATGTGGGGTAGTGGTAATTTAGAACATCTTCGTAGAGAAATTGGAAAGCAAGGATATAAAGAATTTTGGAGAAGGGAAGAACCACCGAAGCATAGATATGTGCAAGTAATTACAGGTGATAAAAAGGAGAAGAAAGCAATCTTAAAATCCTTAAAACATGCAGTTAGAGAATATCCAAAAAATGCAAAGGAATTTAATAAAGATATAGAACATCATTTAACAATAGCACCCGAAACTGAATTAGCAAGTAAGTTTTGGTAATGTGCGGAAAAAATCGTATATTAAACATATGAAATTTTGGGATACAGGCGAAGAAACAAATACGGAAACCTTTGATTATGAGGTTATGAAACAGAAGTTCATTGAAAATTTGGACTATCTTAAAACAATGTCAGTAGAAGAGCAAACTCTATATAAAAAGTGGATGGAGTGGAATAGTGATTTAGTTTCTAATATGAAACGATTACCAGTTTTACAGCAGCACTATGATTCACTATGGAAGCCTACCGATATAATGAATAAAGAACTAACTATTTCTGAAATACAATCATTAGACCCATATGTAGAAATTGTAGATGAAGACCCAAAAGAAGCAACACGTTGGACTGAAATCCGTAGATTGATTCATACTATGGAGTTCCAGGCAAATCCTGGTCGGAATGTAAAGTGTTATGTTAAAGATAGAACGAGTAAAAAAATATTAGGACAAATTTGTTTGGGTTCCGATATTACATCTTTGGGAGTCAGAGATGCATATATTGGTTGGCAAAAAGAAGATAAGTTTACAAAAGGTAAATTAAATTGCACTACAATAGCTACAACAATCGTATCAACGCAGCCATTTGGTTATAACTTTTTGGGTGGTAAGCTAATAGCAGCATTAGCGACGTGTCCCGAAATTAGGGCTTATTGGAAGCAAAAATATGATAATGTTTTAGTTGGAGTTGGTACAACATCCCTTTATGGTATTCACTCACAATACAATGGTATTCCACATTTTAAAACATTAGGAGAATCTAAAGGTAAAATATCAACAAAGCCGGATGATAAAGTATATGACCCTTGGCATCAATGGTTAAAAGAAAATAAAGCAGAATGGTATAATACACATATAACACAGGAAAGAGAGAGAAATGGTGCTAATATGGGGTATGAACGAAACGGACCTGTTAGTGGTATTAAACAAAAAATTATTCAAGCAATTTATAAAGAATTGGGAATTAAAAGCGATGCATACGACCACGGATTTCAAAGAGGTGTATATTTTGCACAAATGTATGAAAATGGTAATGAGTTTCTTTGTTCAAAAATTGAAGAAACGGATTTAGTTTTAAAAGATAAATTTGAACAAGGTAATGCGTATACAATGAAATGGTGGAAAGATAAAGCAATTAAAAGATATGAAAAGCTTTACGAAGAAGGTAAAATTAAACCAGAGGTATTATTTTACATTAATGCAATTGGTTTAACTTGGGAACAAATGAAAGATAATTATTTAAAAGAAGTAGGTAGATAGTATGGCATTTTGGGAAACCATAGATTATAAAAACGCTAGAAAAGTATTAGTAATACCAAATATTACTAATTCTGGAAATATTGAAAAGGATTCTTTTGTAGATGTCATATACAATCATATAAAAGCATTAGAACCACATGGAGATTTTTTTTGGAATATAATATTACCGCAACCGGTAAAGAAATTAAATCTGATAAATGTTAAACAACATATATTAGAATTTTCAGGTGATATGATAAAAATGAGAACATATCCACCTGATATGAATAGGTTATTAGAAACGTTGGATTACGATGTAATATATTCACATTTGCCAGATTGGCCGCAAGTTGGTAGATATAAAAATTCATTTGATACCAAAATAATTGGTTATTGTCATTGGTGGGAAATGAAAAGTTGTAACGCTGAGGATAGAAAAAATAAATGGAGATGGATGCCAATAGAATTATTGGGTGTATCTCAAATGGATACTTGCTTTTTAAATACGCAAGAACAAAAAGATAGAGTTTTAGAAGAAGCAAAATTGTGGTTCAATGATTTGTTTATTCAAAAATTAAATAGTATATTAGTGGTTTGGAATTTAGGTATAGATGATACTAAAATTATAGAAACACTACAACCAAAAGAAAAGGTTATTGTATTCAATCATAGAGCAGCCGCATATAAGGGATATCCATCTTTTATTAAATTAATGGAGGAATATAGAGAGCGTAGACAAGATTTCAAAGTGTGGGTGCCACAATTAGATGGTAAGCCTGAATTTGGATGGATTGATAATACAAAAGTAGCTAAGCATGATTATTATAAAAAGTTACAATCTTGCTCCGTTGGAATTCAAATGAGGCAGACTAATTATGGTTGGAGTGTAGCGGCTACCGATTGTATGATGAATGGAACTCCTATGATATTTCAGGAATCAGATTGTTACAAAGAGATAGACCCGAATGGGTTATTCTTTAAATATAAAAAAGATTTGTTTGATATGCTTGATAAAATATTAGATGATGAAAATCATAGATTAGAATTATCAACAAAAGCAATTGAAAGAGCAAAGGAACTATCTGAAAACGATAGTAAGATGATTAAAATATTAAACGAAAAATTAAGAGCTTAATGTATCAAAACATTTATTACGAAAGGTCAAAAAACTTAATGCATTTATGGGATGATGAAAGGGGATATACAACCTTTCCATATCGTAAGTATGCCTATAAAAAAGACCCATACGGACAATATCTTTCAATGTATGGTGATAAACTTACTCGTATATCAAAGTGGGATAAAGAAGAAACCGAAGAACTATTCGAAGCAGATGTACCAGAAACAACTAGAGTATTAGTTGATATATACAATGAAGATTTACCATCAAAAGGACATAGGGTAATGACGTTTGATATTGAGGTTGAAATGAACACGGGGTTACCAAACACAAAAGAAGCACAAAATGAAATCACAGCAATTGCAGCACAAGATAGTGCTACAAAGTTGTTTGATGTTTTTGTATTAGATAAAGAAAAAAAAGTTAAAAACAATGCCACACAATTTAATAAGGATGGCAGAGAAGTTAGCGTTCACATTTTTGATAACGAGAAAAATCTTTTATTTGCATTTCTTAATTATTACGAAGAAATTAACCCGACTATTCTTACGGGTTGGAACATAGACTTTTTTGATATTCCATACCTTTACAATCGTATTAAAAACGTATGCGGAGAAGGACACGCAAAAAGATTATCCCCAATCGGACAAACTTTCTATTCGCCATATAGAGATAAATGGTCATTTGGTGGAGTAAGTATTTTGGATTATCTTAATCTTTATAAAACTTACACATATACATTAGAATCATCTTATACACTAAATTATATCGCTACTAAAGAATTAGGTAGAGGTAAGGTTGAATACGAAGGAAGTTTGGATGACCTATTTGAAAATGATTTAGAAAAATTTATTGAGTATAACATTGTCGATGTAGACCTAATTGTAGCAATGGATGATAAACTTCAGTTCATTGAATTATGTAGAGCAGTTTGTCACGCTGGGTTTGTTCCGTATGAAGATTACATATTTTCATCAAAGTGGTTAGAAGGTGCATGTTTAGCATATCTTAAAAAGAAAGGATTGGTAGCATCCAATAAACCAAAAGATAGAAAAGAAAGAATGCAAGCTCTTAAAGATAACAACGAAGAAAAGTTTATCGGAGCATATGTAAAAGAACCTATCGTTGGTAAGTATGATTGGATTTATGACTTGGACTTAACATCTCTATATCCATCAATCATTATGACTCTAAACATCAGTCCTGAAACAAAAGTAGGTAAGATTCAAAATTGGGATGCGGAAAGTTGGATTAAGGGTGAAGACAAAACATATAATTTAATTGGTAAGGATGAAGAGCAATACGAATATAATAGGCGTGAATTAGAAGAAGTAATTAAAGATGGAAATTTGGGTGTTGCTGCAAACGGAGTCTTATATAACCAAGATAGTCCAGGTTTGATTGCAGATATTCTAAATGATTGGTTTGATAAACGTGTTGAGTTTAGAAAATTAGAAAAGAAGTATGGTGAAGAAGGAGATACTGAAAAATATGAGTTTTATGCTAAAAGACAGCTTGTACAAAAAATCCTGCTGAACTCAATGTATGGTGTTTTAGGTTTACCGGCATTCCGATTTTATGATGTTGATAATGCAGAAGCAGTAACTCTAACAGGTCAAACTGTTATTAAGAAAACTGCTGAAATGGCTAACATCAAATATTGGAAAGAATTGGGTACTAAAGATGATTACAATGTGTATATTGATACGGATTCAATCTATATGATGGCAGAACCTTTGGTAAAACACAGATATCCAAATTATAAAGAGTTTGATGAAACCAGAATGGCACAAGAGGTGAACATAATTGCAGAAGAAACTCAATCATTTTTAAATTCATTTTACGATTTGTTGGCAGAACGATTCTTTTTTATTCCAAAAGAGAAGCATAGATTTGAGATTAAGAAAGAGTATATCAGTAAAGCAGGATTTTGGGTAGCAAAAAAACGATATGCACAATGGATGATTTTGAAAAATGGTATTCCATGTGATAAGTTGGATGTGAAAGGTTTGGACGTTGTTAGAAGTTCATTCCCCAAAGCATTTCAGGAGTTTATGGCAAGAACTCTAAAAGATATTCTAATGGGTAAAGATAACGCATTCATAGATGACTCGTTACTGACATTCAAAAAGAGTATGGTTGGATTACCTGTAAACAAAATAGCAAAGGGTGGAGCAATCAAAGAATTAAGTAAGTATGATGATGGTAGTTGGGCAAAAGGTAAAGCAATTGCAGATTTCGAAAAGGGAACACCTGCACACGTTAAAGCCGGAATAGCATACAACCGATTATTAAAATTCTTTAACTGTCCTTATAAACACGAACCAATCAGAGATGGAGATAAAGTGAAATGGGTATATCTTAAAACAAACCCATTAGGACTAGAAGGATTGGCATTCAAAGATTACAATGACCCGAAAGAGGTTATGGACTTCATTGAAACTTATATTGATAGAGATGAAATTTATAAAGCAGAATTAGAAAATAAGATTGATGATTTTTACAACGCATTGAAGTGGGAAAAAGCATCGGTAGAAACAAAAACAGCACAAAAGTTTTTCGCATTTTAGTTATGGAAGTATTAAAATTTTGGACACCTGACGAATTTGATATTGCCAGTTATAAATGGTCAATAAAAGAAAGAAAAAATAAAGAAAATTTAGGAAATGGTTCCGATTCGGATGGGTGTTATTATAGATTTAATGAATTAGGATTTAGAGGCGATTCACCAAAAAAGAAAGGAATAAGAGTAATGTCAGTAGGTTGTTCGCACACCGAAGGTATAAATGTTCATAATCACGAAACTTGGCCTCATTTAATTTCTCGTAAAATACCAAATGGAGTTGACCTTAATTTGGGAATAAGTGGTAGAAGTAATGATTATATATCAAGAGCAGTATTAACATGGACCGATTATTTAAAACCATCTTTGGTTTTGGTAATGTATACATATCCACAAAGAAGAGAATACTATACGGAATCGGGAGGAATAGAACCATATCATCCGATTCCTTGGGGACATTTTGATGAAGAAATGATAGGTAGAAAAAAGTGGGCAAATATAGTAGAAGCACTGAACCATAAAGAAGATTTTATAAATTGGTATAAAAATCATCAATTGATAACATATTATTTAAAATCAAAAGAAATACCATTTATTTGGAATGGTACATTTGTAGGAACAGATTACACCGATGAAAATAGATTCGATGGAGATTATCCAAATTTTCCTGATTCACAAATACACGCAAGTCCAAAAGAAAATGAATTATATGTAAATAATTTATATAATCACATAAAAGAAAAATTTGAAATTTAAAAAATTTTCCGTATATTAGTTAAAACATAAAACACAAAGTATGAACAAAAACAATTTATTAAAATTTATTCAAAAGTATTCATTAGGTGGACTTATTGAGTCCGTAGCATGGAACGCAGAAGGTACAAAATTATCAGTTAGATTTATTTCTGATGATAAAACCTTATTAGGTGAAGTTGAATTTAATGCATTTACATCAACTCCGTTTAATGTTGGTATTTACACAACATCATTATTGAAAAATATGATTGGTGTATTGGATAGTGATATCGCATTAAAAGTTGATAAAGCCGGCGATAAAGCGGTTACACTAAAATTAAGTTCAGATGATACGGAAACTTCTTATCAATTGGCTGACTTGGGTGTTATCCCACCGGTTCCAGATTTAAAAGCATTGCCTGATTTCGGAATTACAATTGATATGACATCTCAAATGGTAGACCGTTTCATCAAAGCAAAAGGTGCGTTGAGTGATGTAGACACTTTCACAATCTTTACCGAAGGTGGTGATTTGAAAATGGCAATTGGTTATTCATCTATCTCCACAAACAGAGTTACATTTACGGCAAGCAAAGGATTTAGTGAAGAGATTAAACCAATTTCTTTTTCAGCAAAGTATTTAAAAGAAATCTTAACAGCAAACAAAGAAGCAACATCAGCAAAATTGAAAGTTTCAACGGATGGTTTATCAAATGTTGAATTCCAAATTGATGATTTTGTATGTAAATATTATTTAGTAGAAATTTCAAATTAATAAAAATGACAGAACAATTAGAATTATTCCCAACAGAAGTTGGTTATGAATTATCCCCACAAGAAGAAGTAAATATTCCAGAAGCACAACCAATTACGGATGCAGAATGGTGTTTTCAATTTTTCAACAATGAACCTTTGGTTTTTGGATGGCAACCGGAAGGTTCACCAAGCTCACCATTGACTTTACAATTACAAGCCGTAGAAGGTGAGGTTTTAACATTTAGACAAAATGGTATGGAATTTAGAATTTTCCCAAGACCAATTACAGAAGAAACTAAAAAGTTAAGAAAAGAGCAACAAGATGAAAATAAAAATCAAAAAGTTACATCCGAAAGCAGTAATTCCTAATTATTCAAAGCCGGGAGATGCCGGTATGGATTTGGTAATTACATCTATTATCAACGAAAACAAAGAGGATATTTCATATGGATTTGGAATTTCTTTAGAAATACCTGAAGGATATGTGGGATTAGTATTTCCTCGTTCATCAATCCGAAAATACGATTTGTTTTTAACAAATGCGGTAGGAGTAATTGATAGTGGTTATAGAGGTGAATTGCAGGCAACCTTTAAAAAAATAGGACAGCATATATATGAAGTCGGTGATAGAGGTGCGCAAATTATGATTTTACCTTATCCCCAAATTCAATTTGAAGAAGTAGAAGAATTATCTAACACCGAAAGAGGCGAAGGCGGATTCGGTTCAACTGGAAAATAATATGAGTTTTTTCGCAAACGATATAAACAAAAGAGAACATAGTTTGTGGGTGGAGAAATACCGCCCACAAACTCTTGCTGACTATGTTGGTAATGAAACCATCAAAGAAACAATACAGCAATATTTAGATGCAAACGATATACCACATTTGTTGTTATACGGAAAAGCAGGTACTGGTAAGACCACACTTGCAAAGTTAATCGTAAACACAATCAAATGTGATTATATGATTATCAACGCATCGGATGAAAACAATGTGGACACCGTAAGAACAAAAGTTAAGAACTTTGCATCATCGGTTGGATTTGCAGGTTTCAAAGTAATCATATTAGATGAGTTTGATTATATGACACCGGGAGCACAAGCGATTTTGAGAAACTTAATGGAAACATTCAGTAAGCATTGTAGATTTATCTTAACCTGTAATTACATTGAGAAAATCATTGACCCTATCCAAAGTAGATGTCAATCTTTCGCAATCACACCTCCTACTAAAAAGGATGTAGCAGTTCAGGTAGCAAAGATATTAGATGCTGAAAAGATTAAGTATGAACCAAAAAATATGGCGGATATTATAAATTCTTATTATCCAGATATTAGAAGAATACTTAATACTTGTCAATTACAATCCGCAAAGGGTGAATTGAAAGTAGACCATAAAGTTATGGTTGAAAGTAATTTTCAAACAAAATTGATTGATTTATTAAAATCATCAAATGATAAAAGAAATTTATTTCTATCAATTAGACAAGCAGTGGCTGATAACCATTTAAATGATTATTCAGAAATGTATTCAATGTTATACGATAAAGTGGATGATTATGCAGCTGGGAATACAGCAAATGTTATACTTACTATCGCAGATGGGTTATCCAAAGATGCGTTGGTAGTAGATAAAGAGATAGTGTTTATGAGCACAATTATACAAATTTTAAATATTATAAAATAATGGAACAACAACCACAAATGCCAATGGGTTTTAAATTAACCGATGCAAGAGAAATGTTATGTGAATGTGGAAATAATACTTTTATGCCAGGTTACAGATTTAGAAAAGTTTCTAGATTAGTTACTGGTGGAGCAAAAGATAGTATATTACCAATAGAAATGTATCTATGTACCCAATGTGGTAAACCTTTACACGATTTACTACCAGATGAATTAAAAGATTCAAAAATTATAGAATAATGGCAGCTAAAAAGTTATTTGACCATTTAAATGCAATAACTACCGAACAAGACCCAAAGTATTTTGATAAATTATCAGAAGAAGATTTAAAGTCTTGGAGTAATTTTATGATTAATCGATTCCTATCAATGAAGCCGGAATGGGTTGAACTTATTGCTACCTTACTCCCACTTACACAAACACTACAACCAAAAGAAATGTATAAGTTGTATATTAGTGTTATTCCAAAAGGAAAATATTTTTTAAAATATACAAAGGGAAAATCGGCAGATAAATACGAAGAATTCCTAATTGATTTGATTAAGACGGATTTTCAATGTTCCGAAAAGGAAGCATTAGAATATATTGAGGTTTTATATTCAACAAGAGAAGGAAGAGAGAATATTAAATACATTTGCGAAAAATATGGAACTGATAAAAAACAAATAACTAAATTGAAATTAAAAATTTGATAAATCCAAAAAATTTAGTTATATTAGTTCTATGGCAAGAGTATCGTTTTCACAATATAGTATGTGGAGTACATGTCCACAACAATACAAATTAGCATATATAGATGGGTTATCACAATCTACATCTAATATACATTCCGTTTTTGGAACAGCAATGCATGAAACACTACAACATTATTTAGATAAGTGTTTAAGAATATCGAAATCGCAGGCGGATAAAATGATTGATTTGAAAGAGTTTCTCAAAGAAAGAATGAGAGATACTTTTTTAAAGGAAACAGGTGGAGAAATCGGTAATCAAACAATTTGTACCAAAGAAGAAATGATTGAATTTCTTTATGATGGACAAGTTTTATTAGATTGGTTTCAAAAATCAAAAAATTTCAATAAATTCTTTTCACTAAAGCATGATGAATTGGTGGCGATAGAGCAACCAATAAATACAAAGATTGCAGAAGGTGTAAACTTTATGGGGTTTATTGATTTAATTATCAGAGATAAGTTTAATGGCAAGTATCGTATTATAGATTTCAAAACATCAACATCGGGTTGGAGTAAGTATCAAAAGTCCGATCCTGTTAAAAATTCACAAATACTTCTTTACAAAAAGTTTTATGCAGAAATGATAGGAGTTTCTGAAGATATGATAGATGTTGAATTTATCATCCTAAAAAGAAAAGTTACAATCAGAGAAGATATACCAACACATCGAATCAGTAAACATATTCCTGCAAATGGAAAACCATCTATAAACAAAGCATGGAATGGTTTTAAGGCTTTTGTTGAAAGTGTATTCGATAATACAGGAAATTATAAATTAGAAACACAATACCATAAAAAACCATCCAAATTGTGTGGATGGTGTGAATTTTATGGAACACATTGTGATGGAAAAAATTAAAGAAAAACATATATATTTTAAATTAAGTTATGGCTAAAAAGAAAATTCTGTTACTTTCCGATGACCTACGAATGAGTAGTGGTATCGCAAATGTTTCCAAACAATTAGTATTAGGAACGGTTGATAAATACGATTGGGTCCAATTAGGTGCGGCTATTAAACATCCGGAAGCCGGACAGGCTATGGATTTAAATGAAGATATTCGTAAAAGAACGGGGGTTGCAGATGCATCTGTAAAAATTTATCCGTTTGATGGATATGGAAATCCAGATGCAATCAGACAACTACTTATGATTGAAAAACCTGATGCGATTCTTCATTTTACTGACCCACGTTATTGGATTTGGTTATATGAAATGGCACATGAAATCCGCCAATCAGTACCTTTATTCTTTTATCACATTTGGGATGATTTGCCAGACCCAAAATACAATAGAGATTACTATGAAAGTTGTGATTGGTTGGGATGTATCTCAAAACAAACTTATGGTATTGTTAAAAGAGTTGGCGCATGGGATAAAGAACCACATTGGAATACATTAAAAGATTGGCAAGTTAGTTATGTTCCACATGGTATCAATTCCGAAGATTACAAACCTGTGGAAGTTCCACAAGATTTTAAAAAATCTTTATTTGGCGATAAAGAATATGAATTTGTTCTTTATTGGTCAAACCGTAATATTCGTAGAAAACAACCAATTGATGCTATGTTAGCATTCGATGAGTTCCGTAAAGGATTGCCTAAAGATAAATGGGATAAGGTTTGTATGGTTATGCATACAACACCGGTAGATGAAAATGGTACGGATTTACCTAAAGTTGCATTGGATTTAATGCCAGATTCAAAAGTTATTTTTGCACCAAACAGATATACTGAAACGGAATTAAATTACCTTTACAATTTAGCAGATGTTACAATCAATTTAGCATCTAATGAAGGATTTGGATTAGCAACAGCAGAGTCAGTAATGGCTGGAACTCCAATCATTGTAAATGTAACAGGTGGTATGCAAGACCAATGTGGATTCGAAATAGGTGGTAAATACCTAACCGCAGATGATTATATAAAAATTGGTTCTTTACATGATAAAAAACAATATGGAAAAACAAAATGTGGTGAATGGGTTAAACCAATTTGGCCAGTTCGTTCAACAACGGGTTCAGTACCTACTCCATATATCTTTGATGATAGAGTTGATTTTATAGATGTAACACCATTAATTAGAGAATGGTATGATATGGGTAGAGAAGAAAGAAAAGCAGCAGGATTAAAAGGTAGAAAGTGGATGTTAGGAGATGGAAATTTAAGTAGAGAATATATGTGCCAATCTTTAGCCGATGGTATGGAAGGAGCATTTAAAAATTGGAAACCTATTAAAAAATATCAATTAGTTACAATATGAAACCAACATTAGTATTTCAGGCACCAGTAGCAACGAGAAGTGGATATGGTGACCACGCAAGAGATTTATTACACTCTCTTTATAAGTTAGATAAGTTTGATATTAAAATTATCAGTACTCGTTGGGGTAATACTCCGATGGATGCACTTAATTATAATAACGAATTTCATAAATGGATTGTAGATAATATTAATCCAAAAATTGAACAAAAGCCAGACATTTATATGCAAGTTACCGTTCCTAACGAATTCCAACAGATTGGACATTACAACATTGGAATTACCGCAGGAATTGAAACAACCGCATGTGCATTAGATTGGATACATGGTTGTAATAGAATGGACTTAATTATAGTACCATCCGAACATGCTAAAAAGAGTTTAGTTGGAACCGTTTATAACGAAGCAAATCAACAAACTGGACAATTAATAAAGCAACATAAAATTGAAAAACCCGTAGAAATACTTTTTGAGGGATTTAATGAGAACGATTTCGGAACGAATGAAGTTGCAACAATTAATGTATTAGATGAAGTTAAAGAAGATTTTGCTTTCCTATTTGTAGGACATTGGTTGAAGGGTGATGAAGGTGAAGATAGAAAGAATGTTGGTATGATGATTAAAACATTCGCAATGGCATTTAGAGATGAAAAAGTTAAACCAGCTTTGGTACTAAAAACATCATCCGCAACATTTAGCGTTTTGGATAGAGAAGCAACTGTTTCAAAAATAAGACATGCTTTAGCTAAAGATTATGGTAAAGTTCCTGTATATTTGATACATGGTGATATGAATCCATCCGAATTAAATGGATTGTATGAACATCCAAAAGTAAAAGTAATGTTAAACTTCACAAAAGGTGAAGGGTTTGGTAGACCGCTTTTAGAATTCAGTTTGACAGGTAAACCCGTAATTGTATCTAATTGGAGTGGGCATTTGGATTTCTTAAAAGAAGGAGCAGTATTGTTGGAGGGTGAGTTGAAAAATGTACATGAATCTGCAGCCGACCAATTCTTATTAAAAGAATCACAATGGTTTAATGTAAACATTTCTAAAGCATTACAGAGTATAAAAGATGTTTATAAAAACTATGATAAATACAAAACGGCATCATTCCAATTGGGTAAGCAGAATAAACAAAATTTTGGTTTAGAAAAAATGACAAAATTGTTTGATGGTATTTTGGACAAGTATGGTATTTATACAAAACTACAACCAAAGTTCCAACAATTACAATTACCTAAATTAAAAATGTTAAATAAATAATGAGCAATTTTAATCCAATATATCGTAAATTTGTAGATGATAGAAATAACATTGCTCCTAATAAAATGACTAGGGGTAAATTCTATCTTATAAAAGAATATGAATATGTGGATGGAGATAAAGGAAGGTTTACGGAAACAACCGCTCCAATTGTTTTTACACTTTTTGTATCAAGAGCTAAAGATATAATCCATTGTATAAAAGTATCAAATGTAAATCCAAATTTGATTAAACGATTTTTTGGTAAATTTGTAAATGAGGAAACTGAACGATTACAAATGAGAGGAAATGCAAAACAAATTTACGAAAAAACAATAAGTAAAATGCCAGGAATTACAAATGATTCTTACAGAACATATAAAATAACCGGATTAAAAAAAGTGATTGAATTAACTATGGATGTAAACGAAATTACTCCAAAAAATAAAAATGTAATCGGAATAGATACGAAATCACAAAAAAGAAATGTATAATAAAAATTATGAATACTGTTTGGGCATTTGGAGATTCAATGACTGCGCCTATTAGTGGTGATGGACCATATACGGAATGGTTGGGTAGAGAATCAAAAGATTATTGTAAATTTGTAGCAGAAGAATATAGTATGCTTTCTGAAAATAAAGGTGTTGCAGGTTCTTCCTGTAATCAAATATTTGCAGATTTTTTAAAATACCAAAAAGAAATACAGTCTGGAGATATCCTTATAATTGGATGGTCGCCGGTCATGCGATATAGATTAGCTAAACAAAGACCAGATAAAACTAGGATGTGGCAACAGATATGGGCAGCAGGGTGGCATGGTGGAATTGAAGAGGCATGTGTTGATGGTACCTGTGTAACAAAAGAAGTTGCCGAACATATAATACTTAACAGGTATGAATTTAGTGATTTTTATAGTGATGAAATCAATGATTGGGGATTTTTTATAAAAGAGTGGGCAAAATTAAAAGGAGTTAAAGTTGTGTTTTGGACTTGGTGCGATTCTACTTTCGGTGGAAAACACAATATTAATGTCGATATACCAATCAGAACAAGAACCGATATGTCAGTTGAATCGGATGGAATTGTTAAAGATGGTCATTATGGTGAAGTTGGACATAGAGAGTTGGCAGATGAAATTATAGAGTATTTAAATAAATAGTTATGACATCAAAAGAATTTGTTATTTGGTTAAGGGGATTTACAGAAGGTGTACATGAATTTAACATAACACCGAAACAATGGGACCACTTAAAAGAAAAATTAGCAGAAGTTAGTGATGAACCAAAGATAGGAACCCCAATTGGTGTAGATGGGTGGGGAACTCCAAACGGAACAATTACAACATCACCTTATACTACCGGATTTATTACAACATACAATCCATCAACATCAACTACATATGGATACCCAAGCGGTTCTGCATGGAGTTATACAAATGGTGGAAATAAAGATATAAAAGAATAATATGAAATTAAGTTACGCAATAACGGCTTGTAATGAACACGAAGAAATTATAAGATTAGTTACACAACTATTAAACTACAAAGGTGAAAATTCAGAAATAGTTGTACTTTTAGATACACCAAAATCACCTACCGAAATGGTGGAGTATTTGGAACTCCAAGCAAACGCCGATAAAATAACCTTAATAGAATCGGAATTTGATAACGATTTTGCACAATGGAAAAATCTACTAAACTCACAATGTAAAGGTGAGTGGATATTTCAATTAGATGCAGATGAGTATTTAGACCCAAATCTTATTGTAAATTTGGAAGACATTTTAGATAACAATACGGATAAAGACCTTATCGTAGTCCCACGTATCAACACAGTCGAAGGATTGACAGAAGCTCACATTCAAAAGTGGGGATGGAATGTAAACGAAAAGGGCTGGGTAAATTTTCCAGATGTTCAAACCCGTTTATATAAAAATGACCACAACAAAATTGGATGGAGTGGAAAGGTGCACGAAAGAATTGTTGGATTTCAAAACTACACATCTTTTCCAGCAGAAGAAGTTTATTGTATACGACATCCCAAAACGATAGATAGACAAGAAAAACAAAACAATTATTACGATACTTTATAATGGTACACGTTTATTATCACATATACGCAATTGAAGGTGTTGAATCTATTATAGATGAACAAATTGGTTTAATACAAAAACATTTTGATTTTCCATTTAAGTTAAATATTGGAATTTCAATAGCCAATGAAAACATATCTTCAAAAAATGTAATTGAAAAAATTTATGCTTTTAATAAAGCAAATTATAAAATTAGAGATATTCGTTGCAAAGGAAATGAATTTACAACTTTGGATTTAATAGAAGAAGATAAAAATAATTTTTTAGATGATGATTATATTTTTTACTTTCACACAAAGGGTGCATCCAAACAACATGATTCGTTATATCAAAACATAAAATCATGGAGAGGATTGATGAATTATTTTAATATAGAGAAAGTAAAAAATGTATTTAAAATATTTGAAAAAACAGAATTTAATACATATGGTGTTTTATATAGTTATGTTGGAAATTGTAAATTATATTCTGGTAATTTTTGGTGGGGTAAGGGAAATTATATAAAAAGTATAAATTTAGAAGGTCTAAAGTTAAATAGAGCTGCTGCAGAAACTAAATATATACAAAGTGGTAAAGAGTTTAATCCATTTTCTCCATATGATGTAAAGGATATAAATCACTATGAAATAAATTTCAAAAGAGAAGAATATGCAAAATAAAATAACATTCATATACGATTACAAAGATGGAGAACAATGGTCTACACCAATGTCTTTGATAAATGAATTTAAAAAAAGAGATTGGCAAGTTGATATAATAAAAACAAATGATACTGATTTAAAAAATTGGATAGATTCTAAACCACAAACTGATATTGTATTGTTTATGGATTGGGGTAGATTTGATTCGGAATATTTGAATAAAGATTTAGTTCCGGCATTTTGGATACAAGAGAGTGGAGATGACCCACAAAATTTTGAAATAAATTATCCAAAAGCAAATAGATTTCATTACACAATCACACCCGCAGCAAATGCTTGTGAAGAATACAAAAGAAGAGGAATAAATGCAGAATGGATAACACATTGGGCAGATACCGCAGTTCAATTCCCAATGAATGTAGAACCAAAATATGTTGGAGTTACGAGTAGAGGACCGGGTAATTCACAATTTTTAGATTATCTTACAAATTGGGCAGAAGGAGTTATTGGAAATCGTAATGGAATGGATGCAAAAGAGCATACGGAATTTTTGAATAGTGGTTTACTGGTAATTCAAAATAGTAGATATGGTGAGGTAACGAGAAGATTATTTGAAGGAATGGCATGTGGTAAATTGGTTATAACAGACCGTTTGCCGGAAGAAGCAAAATTAAATGAATTGTTCGTAGAAGGTGAAGAAATAGTTTTGTACAACGATATGTTCGATTGTATTGAGAAAATAAACTATTATAATGAAAACGAATTAGAAAGAGAAAGAATTGCATATAATGGGATGCAAAAAGTTATAAACAATTACACACAGGTTCAAGTGGTGGATAAATTAATAAAAGAATATGAAAGTTTTAATAACAGGAGTAGCGGGTCTATTGGGTAGTAGATTGGCCGATTGGATTATCGAAAACCAACCTGATGTTGAAGTAGTTGGTATTGATGATTTGAGTGGTGGATATAGAGAAAATGTAAACCCTAAAGTAATATTTTGGCAACAAAATTTAGTTGAACATCCAATTGAAAATGCATTTGATGTTCATAGATTTGATTATGTATTTCACTTTGCTGCATATGCAGCAGAAGGATTATCACCATTTATCAGACAACATAATTATGAGAATAATTTAGTGGCAACTGCAAGAATCATAAACAATTGTATAAAGTATAATGTAAAAAGATTGGTATTTACATCAACTTTAGCAGTATATGGGCATGGTGATTATGGTATTTTTGATGAAACACAAGTACCGAAACCAATCGACCCATATGGTGTGGCAAAATATGCATGTGAAATGGATATACAAATTGCAGGAGAACAGCACGGACTTGATTGGTGTATTATACGACCACACAATGTTTATGGTATTAAACAGAATATTTGGGATAGATATCGTAATGTATTAGGTATTTGGATGTACCAATATATGAACGGAGAACCAATGACAATTTTTGGTGATGGTGAGCAAAAAAGAGCATTTAGTTATATTGATGATATACTTGAACCACTTTGGAACGCAGCAGTAAAACCAAACGCTTCAAAAGAAATTATTAATTTGGGAGGTGTTGAAGAGTGGAGCATTAATGATGCAAACAAAGTATTGATGGAAGTTATTACTAATGGTGAGGTTGTTTACAAAGAAGGCAGACATGAAGTAAAAAATTCAATACCAACGCATCAAAAATCGGTAGATATTTTAGGATTTGAACATAAAACATCATTAAAAGATGGCTTAAGTAAAATGTGGGAATGGGCACAAAAACAACCAAATAGAAAAAGATTTGTTTGGGAAAACTACGAATTAGAAAAAGGAATTTATTCATTTTGGAAAAAATAAATTATGGAAAAACTACCAATTAGTATAGGAATATTATCCTGGCATAGTGGACAAGTATTAGTAGATACTTTAACCACATATTACGAAAATGGATTATTTGATATGGTAAATGATGTTACAATTCTATTTCAAGAATTTAATGAGCAAGATTATCAAATTGCAAAACATTTTGGATTAGATGTTATAGGAATGAATTCTAATATTGGAATAGGTAAAGCATTTATTAAATTAACAGAAAATGCACAATCGGAATACGTTCTAGTATTGGAGCATGATTGGAATTTAATAGAAAATAAGGAAGTAACTCATTGGACACTCAAAAGAAGTATTGAGGCAATAGAAAATGGGTTAGATGTGGTAAGATTAAGACATAGAGAAAATCCAGGATATCCACATTTTTCTTTTAGACACATTGGAAAAGAACTAACTTATTATGATGAGGAAATCGGATGCACATCACCACATTTATTAGATTCAATTCATTGGTGTGACCCATCTGTGGATTTTCCTGATAAAATAAAAAAGACGGAAGAAATGTTTTATACAACATCTAGATATGGTAATTGGACAAACAACCCATGTCTTTATAAGAAACAATTTTATTTGGATGTTGTTAGACCATTTGCGGGCGAGGGTATTGGTTTAGAAGGAAACATCAGTAAGTGGTGGGCACAGCAAAATTATAATGTTGGACAAGCTTATGGTTTATTCATGCACAACGATTGGGAAAAATATGGTAAAAGATAAACCCTACATAATCAGTATTGCAGGAGATTCAGGATCAGGCAAATCAACAATATCAAATTTTATTCGATTATACTATGGGTATGAAAATTGTACGTTAATATCCGGTGATGATTTACATAAGTGGGAAAGAGGGGATACTAATTGGGAAATATTTACACATTTAAATCCTGATGCTAATAATTTAAAACTTGGTGATTTGCAATTATTAAGTTTAAGAGAAGGTGTAAAGGTATTAAGAAAAAAATATAACCACACTACAGGAAAGTTCGGTGATATACTTACAATTCACCCAAACAAATATATCATAAATGAAGGATTGCACGCATTCTATACAATAGGTTCAGAAACCCTATCAGACCTTAAAATATACATTGATATAGAAGAAGATTTTAGAATAGATTTAAAAATAAAAAGAGATACCGGAGAAAGAGGATATAAAAAGGATGATGTAATTGATTTAATTGAAAGGAGAAAAAAAGATTCGGAAAATATAAAATCAGTTCAATTAGAAAAAGCAGATGTTATTATAAAAATAAAAAGAGGTTCTGATATAGAAATACAATGTAAAAAGGATGTTGATTATTTACTATTTGATTTCATAAAAAAATTACACAAAGAATTATATCAATTTGAATGGATAAATAAAACTATTGGTGATAGCTTACCATTAGTACAATCAAAAGGTGGAAATATATCAGTAAAATTATTTGATAAATTAGTTATAAAAGCAAGTGGAGAAAAAATAAAAAACGTTTCATATTCCGATGGGTATTCTATAATAAACTATAAAAATTTTAATATTAATAAAATTGATAGTGAAACGGAATTGCATAATTATTTAGTAGATTCAACTAAAAATTCTATATACAAAAAACCATCAATGGAAACAGGATTTCACACCATATTTAAAAAATATGTATTTCATCTTCATCCAATTTATTTGAATTGTGTTCTTTGTTTAGAAAATTCAAAGGAATTGATTGATAAATTATTTAATGGTATTTTTGAATATGACTTTATTCAATATTATAACCCTGGATACGAATTAACAAAAAAAATTTTAACAACAGAAAATTTAAAAAATATTATTTTTTTAGAAAATCACGGATTGATTGTATCATTGGATGATTGTTATGATACAATTTATTATATTACATTAATTAATAAAAAAGTAAAAGATTATTTAAAAGAAAATATAAAAAATTTTGAAGAATTTTCAATTGATTGGGTAAATAAAAATCAATTAGAAATTTATAGTTGGCCCGATTCCGTTGTTCTATCAGATGATGAAACCATTGCTGCAAATAATTACATAAACTATTTTGGAAATAAGATAGGAAAAATAAAACAATTAGAAAAAGAAGATATTCAATATTTAAAAAGTATAGAGGCAGAAAAATATAGGTTATGATTAAATTGATAATTTTTGATATGGACGGTGTATTGGTAGAGGCAAAGCAAATACACTACGAAACTTTTAATGAAGCATTAAAAGAAATAGATGTTAAATACGTTATAACAGAAGCGGAACATCTTTCTACATACGATGGTTTAAAAACAACACAAAAATTAGAATTACTTACAAAGAATAAAGGATTATCTACTGAATTTTACGAACAAATTTGGAGTAGAAAACAACAGCTAACAATTGAAGCCATAACACATTTAAAATCCGATAATAGGTTAATTGAAATATTTAAAGAATTAAGAAATAGAGGATATAAGTTAGCATGTTGCTCAAACTCAATTAGAAGGTCTGTATTGGTAATATTATCGAAGATAGGATTAATTGAGTATATGGATTTAATTCTTTCTAATGAGGATGTAAAGAACTCTAAACCGCATCCTGAAATGTATTGGAAGGCAATGAGTATGATGAGTGTGTTACCAGAAGAAACGCTTATTGTTGAAGATTCTCCACCGGGCTTATTGGCCGCAAGTAGAAGTAGAGCAAATGTTTTAAGAGTAGATAATCCATTAGATTTGGTATTATCAAAAATTATTAGTAAATTAGAAAAAACAAAAGAAAATATGAATACACCAAAATGGCAGGGTGGTAAGTTAAACATACTTATCCCAATGGCAGGAGCAGGAAATAGATTTCAGCAAGCAGGATATACATTTCCTAAACCGTTAATTGATGTAAAAGGAAAACCAATGATTCAGTTGGTTATTGAAAATCTTAACATAGAGGCAAATTATATTTATGTGGTTCAAAAGGAACATAGAGCAAAGTATAATTTGGATACGTTATTAAATTTAATTACACCTGGATGTAAAATTGTTGAAGTAGATGGTTTGACCGAAGGAGCTGCGTGTACAACTCTATTGGCAAAAGAATACATTGATAATGATTCTCCGTTATTGATGGCAAACTCTGACCAATTTGTAGAATGGGATTCAAATGAGTTTATGTATAAGATGAATGAACAAAAGGTAGATGGTGGGTTTTTAACTTTTAAAGCAACACATCCAAAATGGTCATTTACTAAAGTGAATGAAAACGGATATGCTACCGAATTGGCAGAAAAGAATCCAATTTCTGATATAGCAATCGTTGGAATCTATTATTGGGCAAAGGGAAGTGAATATGTTAAATATGCAGAGCAAATGATTGAAAAGAATATCAGAACTAATAATGAATTTTATGTTAGTCCTGTTTATAATGAAGCGATTGGAGATGGTAAAAAAATAAAACCATTTCATATTGATAAAATGTGGGGACTAGGAACTCCTGAAGATTTAAATTATTATTTAGAAAATTATAAATAATGGTATTAATATCACATAGAGGAAATATTGATGGTAGAATTCCAAGTAGAGAAAATCATCCTGATTATATAGAAGAAGCTATTAAAGAAGGATATGATGTTGAAGTTGATGTGTGGTTTACAACAGATGGATGGTATTTGGGACACGATGAACCACAATACAAAGTAAATAGTGATTATTTTTTTAATCCAAAGTTGTGGTTACACTGCAAAAACGCAGCGGCATTGGAACGTTTTAATAAATGGAATAATGTTAAATATTTTTGGCATGCAAATGATGATTATACACTAATATCAAATGGTATGATTTGGGTATATCCAGGAAAAGAATTATTAAAGGATTCAATATGTTGTATGCCTGAATGGGGGTATGGTGGCGATTTATCAGTTTGTTACGGAATTTGTACGGATGAAATATTAAAATATAAAGAATTAATATGAAAATAGCTATATGCTTTTATGGTCAACCTAGAAAATACAAAAAAGTATTAGACCAATGGCAAAAAGTAATTAAAGAATTAAACGCAGATGTGTTTATTCAAACTTGGTATGGTGAAGATAGAGGTAGAAACTTTATTGATATAAATGGATTGATTGAAGATTTTCAACCAAAAGAAATTAAAGTCTCAAATCCACATAAATTTATTGATTTAATACCAGTCGATTCAACATATGAAACACAATCCTACCATGCAATGCAGCAAGCATATGCAGTGACTAGTGGATTCCAAACAATCACCATTTTTTCGGAAGCATTGAAATCGGATTACGATTTTATTATAAAGGCAAGAATGGATATAGAGTTACACAATGTTGATATGTTCATAGATTTTATAAAATCAAATAAAGATATCAATTTACTATATGCAGCAGGAAATCATTGGCAAGGTCATCAAAAATTTGATGATAATATTATGGTTGGTACTGCAAATGCAATGAAATCAATTTATATAGATTTTTTTAAATATACAATTGATTATATAAAAAATACAAAGATAATTCCTGGTGGTGAAACAAATCATTTTAATTGGTTTGAATTTTTAAACATAGTTAAAAATGTTACAAAAGTAGAACCATTGAATTTTTCTTTATTACCATATAAATTAGAAGAAATAATATTAAACGAAAATGAAAAATAGATACATTGAAACATTGCTGAGACATGATTCAGCATGGAAAGGTCATGGATTATTGGCTATGGAATTAGTAGAAACATTTAATCCCGAAGTTGTAGTAGACTTGGGAGTTGATTATGGTTTTTCAACATTTTGCTTTGGATATCCACAAATCGGTAATGTATATGGTATTGATTGGTTTCAAGGTGATGACCACGCCGGCCATAGAGATACATTAAATTTGGTAGATGATTTGTATCAACATATCATAAAGAATTTTGGTGTTTCAAATATAGAATTTATTAAAAGTGATTTTGCAGAAGCATCAAAAACTTGGGATAAAAAAATTGACATATTACACATTGACGGATTTCATTCATATGAAGCAGTTAAAGGTGATTTTGATAATTGGATAGGATTTTGTAATGATGATGCAATCATTTTGTTTCATGATGTAGAATCTTTTCCTGAAACAGTTGGTGTATTTTTTGCAGATTGTGATGGATATAAATTAATACATACAGGTTCTGCGGGATTAGGAATTTTAACTAAATCGGAAGAAAAATATAATAAAATAAAGAATATTATAAATGCGTAAGGTTATTTTTTGGCATACATATCTGATTAACGAATACAAATTGGTTGTACAAGAACAACTTATGAAATTGGTAACATCAGGATTATATAATGAAGTGGATAAAATATACATTGGTATAATATCACCATCAGAAGAAAACACAAACTGGTTTACTAATTTATTGATTTCATATCCAAAGTGTGTATTTATAGTGCACGATTCAAACGAAGCTGAAAAATCTACTATGAGAAATGTTATGGACTTTTGTAAAGAAGATGATGCATATGTTATGTATTTTCATACAAAGGCAGTATCCAATACGGGATACAATAACACATTGTGGAGATGGAGTATGGATTATAATCTTATGTATAGACATAAAGAATGTATTGAATTATTGGATGGTGGAGCAGACGCAGTTGGGTCTAATTTAAGAAAAGATACATATGTTGGATATTATCCACATTTTAGTGGAACTTATTGGTGGTCGACATCAAAATATATAAGAACATTAAATGAAGATTACCTTTATAACAAAGAAATGTTAGGTGCACAAAATTCATTATCGGTAGAATTTTTTATAGGTTCAAATCCAAATGGAAATTTACAATCTATATTTGAATGTAAACATGAAGCACCATACGCAGTAGAAACTTTAATAAATGAATATTTAAAATAGATGAAAGAAGTTACAGAAGTTACAAATTGTCCAATCACAAATGATTCGGAAAGATTTACCTATATTGATTTGGGTGAAATGCCATTGGTAAATAATTTATCTGATACCAGAGAAGATTCGTTTAATTCACCAAAATATAAATTGGCAGTTCAATATTTTAATAAAAGTAAATTATCATGTCTTACTGAAAATGTAGACCCAAATCTAATGTTCTCACAATACTCATATAAATCGGGTGTTGTAAAAGCATATGCAGACCATTGTAAAGAAATGTTTTGGTTTGTAGACACTTATTTAAATTTAAAAGAAAATGATAATCTATTAGATATTGGTGGAAATGATGGAACATTATTACATTCATTTTTAGAAAAGAAATCGTATTTAAATGTATTAAATGTAGATGCATCGGAAAACCTTACAAAATTGAGTGAATCAAAAGGTATTCCAACTTATAATGCATTTTGGGGAACGGAAACAGCAAAAAAATTAAATAGAAAATTTAAATTAATTACATCTACAAATGTATTTCAACACACTCCACCGATAATAGATTTTGTAGAAGCAATATCAATGAGTTTGGATGAGAAGGGTATTTGGTGTTTGGAATTTCCTTATTGGAAAACAAATATGCAAACTTTACAATTTGACCAAATATACCATGAGCATGTTTATTTCTATTTGATAGAACCACTTAAACAATTATTTGATAAGTTTGGTTTAGAAATAATAAAAGCAGTTAAGTATCCAATTCATGGTGGAACATTGAGATTATTAATTTCTAAAAAAGGAGATTGGGATGTTTGTAATGGTGTTCAAAAAATTATAAATGAAGAACAATCAATAGACCAAAAATATTATAAAGATTGGGGTGAAGTAATCGAAGAACATATATCGGATTGTAAAATTATGTTGCAAGCTTGTAAAAATGCAAATAATAATATTATAGGATTTGGAGCAGCTGCAAAGGGATGTATATTTTTAAATAGTGCAAAGATAGACCATACGATATTGGATGTAGTAATTGATGATACCGATTTAAAACAAGATAAGTTTATACCAGGAACAGGTATTCAAATTAAAAGTAGAGAATACTTAAAAAATAACAAAGTTGATTATATTTTAATATTAGCACATAATTTCAAAGATGTTATTATTGAATCTTTAAGAAACGATGGATATACTGGTAATTTTATTATTTTATTTCCAACAATTCAAACAATATGAAAATAGGAATCAATTTAGTAGGTGTTTCATATAATGATGGAACAATCGGTAGATATAGAAACTACAAAGATGCTATTGATGGATTTATGAAAAACATAGTTAATCCATTAAAAGAAGAAGGGCACGAAGTATATTTTTATTTATTCAGTTATGATAGTGATAAAAAGAATGAAATATTACAAACATATTTACCAGTAAAAAAATTTACATTTGTTCCAGCTGAAACAAATTTCAATCAATCAGGTGGTGGCGATTTATTACCCAATGGTGTTAAATTAATGTCAGCTACCTATTGTAATAGTTTAGTTGAATTATTAAAGGAAGATTTAGATTTGGTAATATCAACTAGGTTTGATATTAATTTTTTCAAAAATCCATTTAAAGAATATGAATATGATTTTGATAAATGTAATTTTCTTTGGAGAGAACCAGAATTTACAAATTTACCGATAGTTAATGATACATTTATAGTATTTCCACATTCTATGACAGAATCTTTAATTGAAGCAATAATGGAAATGGAGCACGAACCTCCACATAATGTAAGAGTAGCAATGCATAATTTGTATTTACCAATGGTTAATCAAGTTGGTGAAATGGGAGTTCAATGGTTGGATGATGATTACAAAAACACAATCAGTAATGATTTATATAAATTAACAAGACATGACTAAATGGTTAAATGCATATTTGTGGGGTTATAAGAATTGGGAAGCAGCAGAGCATTCATTTCGTAAGTTTAGAGAGTTCTATCCTGACGGAGACATTTATATTAAAGTAGATGATAATGGTGATTTTGAAAACTATAAAAAAGTTGCTGAAAAGTATGATGCCGAATGTTCAAAGAATCCATTTCAAATAGGATATCCAGGAAATCACCAACAACACAATGTTGGTAGAGAATGTTGGCCAATGGATAACGCATTGCTTTGGTGTGACAACATATATTGGGCATGTAAAAAATCCGATTCTAAATTTATGATAATATTGGAAGAGGATAGTTTTATTCTTAAACCAATCAGTATCATAAAAGGTAGTGAATTTGGTATTGCAGGATTTGAATATAATACAAATGTGATACCGGAAGTTCTATTGGATGTTATTAAACAAATTGGTGGAAATACAAACATACCCACAAACTTATTCGGTAATAAGGGATATGGTGCTGGTGGTGGATTTATAATTGATTGTAAAAAATGGATTATCAGTTGGGAAAAATTTAGACCTGTATTAGAACTAAATTATGATATGATTGCAAAACAAAATAAACTTATAGGTTGGTCGGATTGCTTGGCACAATTGGTGATTATGGCAGGTGGTTATGAGGTACTTCAAAACCCACAAATGGTTCAAACTTGGTATCACGAACGACCTGACTTATATCCAAACTATACCGATTGGAAAGATTATGAGATTGCAGATTATGTAAAGGATATTGAAATAATAAAAAAGTTATAATGAAATATACAATAGTAGGATGTATAACCAAATATAGTGTACAAGACATTAAACCATATGTTGAATCAATTAAACAAAGTGGATTCAATGGTGAAAAGTTAATGTTGGTTTATGATGTTTCAGATGATGTTGTAAATTATCTACATAAAAATAATTGGTTAATAGTTCAGTCCGAGTTACAAGAACATATTATACTTCAGAGATTTAGAGATATGTATGCACTTTTACAATCATCAAAAACCGATGTAATAATTTGGACTGATGTAAAAGATGTGATATTTCAAAAAGACCCAACAAAGTGGTTGGATATGTGGATGAGAAGGGATATACTTGCATTTAGTGAATGTGTTAGATTAAAAGATGACCCATGGGCATGTATAAATAGTGGAACAACATTTCCAATGGAATGGGAATACGGAATAAAAGACCAAATCAGTTATTGTGCAGGAACAATCGTTGGTAAAAGAGAAGCAATGAAAGACCTATTCATTGACATTTATAGATGGAGTAAAACAACTGCAAATCCAGAACAACTATCCGACCAAGCTGCATTTAATGTTTTATTAAGATTAGACCATTATAAACATAGTGTAGATTTTGTAGACCAAGAAAGAGGATTTGCAACACAATTAGGAACAGTTTGGGTAAATAAAGATAAGTTTCCATTGACCGAACCAACTCCCATTTATAAAGATGGAAAATTATACAATCAAAAAGGTGATGAGTTTACAATAGTTCATCAATACGATAGAGACCCACAAATTAAAAAACAAATTTATGAAAGGTATAATTAGTATATTTACAATGCCACAAGAATTAGAAGATTTGGCATTAACATTGGAAAGATTGAAAAGAAATTCGGCATTTATTGATAACTCCGTAGAATATAAGGTAGATATAACAATGTGTTTATCCGATGAATTAACGGATTGGGAAAATAGTAGATTACCAAAAGAATATATCAAAGACCGTTCAATAGAATTGTGTGAAAAATATTTAGATTGGTGTAAATGGGAAATTATACATAATACAAATGAAATATTAGGATGTGTTTCTCAAAGAAGATATACTTTAAAAAATAATTCAGATGCAGACTTCTTTATTTGGTTAGATACTGATATGGTTTTTAAAGATACTACATTATATTATATGGCATCTGCATATAAGATGGTAAAAAATGCAGGAATGGATATGTTTGTTATTACTCCGCAATTTGTAAAACAATGGGATAGTACTTGGGATGTTCTTACAAATAATGCATTTTTAAATTCCCCAATAAATTATCATTTAACTTCGGATATTTACAGAGATGGATTACCACAATTGACAGATGTTAAAATTAGAGAAATAACACAATTTAAATTTGCAGGCGGTTGGTTTACTCTTATTACAAAAGCACTATTAGATAAAATTGGAATTCCGGAATCATTTGGTCATTACGGATTAGAAGATACATTTGTTATGGCATGTTCGAGTTTGTTAGCAAAAAATGAAAAACCAGTTAGGCAATTTGTAATGGAAAACTTTATTATTGGAGAAAACCATAAAAATAGACCAAATCAATCAATTAAAAAATATTTATCTACAAAAGATAGAAAAGAAGAATTTAAAAAAGTAGCTTGGGATAATTGGGATAGTGAAATTAATAAATTTATAGAAAATGGATTTAGTAAATAAAAAAGAATTTTTGCAAAAAAATGGATACTGTGAATTTTCATTATCAGAATTTAATGAAAGTTTTGTTTCCATTTTAGAAAAAATAAAGTATAAATTAGGAGATACCGATTATATAAAAGATTTTAAAAGATTAAGATTTGATTATCACAATCCATCTAAAAGAATCCAAATATCGGATGGATTTGAAACATACGAATTATGTAATGATAAAAAGATAGAGTGTATACAAAAATATGATGAAGAAGGTATAGCACAAATATGGTTATTAAGGGATGCATTTTTTGGAAATGAAAATTATAGAAAAGAATTGGAAAATGTTTTTTATGAAATTTTAAAATATTTTTATGGAAAATCCACACAAGATGTAAATATGGCAATACAATGGACACTTTATAATGAAGGGTGTTTTTTAAAAGACCATAACGATGGACAAGGCGATGAATACCAAAATACGTGTGCTATATTAATTTACCTAAATGAAAAGTGGGATGAGAATTGGGGTGGTAATTTAGTATTGAGAAACACAAAAGATTCAAACGATAAAAATAAAAAAACAATATACAAAGTTATTCCAAAATTTGGAACAGTTGCCATAATAGATTTGGAAGAGTTCGATACAGCACATGCAGTGGAAAAGGTAATTGGAGAGCATAATAGGTTTACTATATTAGCATTTGCAACATCTAAAGAAAAAAGAAAAAGATAAATACTCTAATGAAAAATTTATATATTTTTGGTGATTCATTTTCTACAAACTTTTCTACAATTGGTGAAATACAAATTGAAGAAAGTTGGCCCAATTTGCTTTCAAAAGAATTAGGATATGAATTAAAAAATTATGCATCACCGGGTATATCTAATTACGGCATCTTAAATACAATTTACAAAAATTTAGAGATAAAAAAAATTGATTATTCTGATTTAGTAATTATTGGATTTACCTTTTATGATAGAATTTATGATTTTTATAAAGATAGAGGTATTGATTTGAGAAATCAAAATACAGATGGATATGATGATTATGAAGTTTTGTTTTATAAAAATAAATTTGTAGATGAAAATGCAATGCTACAATACACACATACCGCATTATTACAATATAAATTTATAATAGACTCTTTAAAAAGTAAAGGTATTAAATTTTTATTTTGGAATATGGACAAATGTGGTTTATCCTTATTTGATAATTTGGTAAAAAATAATACAAATAATTACATAAAACCATATACAAAACCTTGTTGGATTGATTATTGTAACTCAAATTCAAAATGGTGGCAAACAAATAATGATAGACATTTCGGAAAATTGGGGCATAAAGAATTTTTTGAATATTTATATAGGTATATACAAAAATTATAAGCATGAAATTTGAAGTAACTCATCCAAAAATTTGGAAAAAACTTGCAGAAAGAAATATACCTATGAAAAATAAGATTAAGGTATATGAAAAAATGGGTGGTGCATACCGATTAGGCGAAGATGGTGGTGAGCAAGTATTTAACAAAATGACAGAATTGTTAAAACATAAAGTACAAGAAGCGGATTCAGGGGGTGACCATGAAGTTGGTATGGCAATGGGTCAGTTAGAAGATATAATGAAAAATGCAACAGAATTAAAGGGTAAAATCGGAACGCAAGAGAAAAACCTTCCAGGTTGGATTACCGACCATATTTCACAAGCAATGCAATTTATTAACCAAGCTAACACCGGCTATCATGAGTTAGGTGATAAGGGAGAAGAATAATGGAAAATATATATTCAGTATTAATTACAGCAATCACAGTATTGGGAGGAACAACGGCATTTCGTTTTTATGAAAAGAGAGCAAATCGTAAAGAACGTGATGATGAATTTATTAGACATGATTGCAAAGACCGTATCGCAAAGTTAGAAGCATTGTTGGCTCAATCATCTAAAGAAAAGGATGAGATGAGAAATATGATTTTAGATTTAACAAAGCAAGTGGCAGCTTTGACTGTTAAAGTTGAGTATCTCACAAAAGAAAATGATGAACTTGCTAAAAAAACCAAAACAAAAAAGCAAGTATTAAATGGTTAAGAATTCATTTATAAATGGGTTGTGGAACGGAATGAAAGTTGAATTTGGAAAAATTTATTCCAATCCATTTGCAAGTGCGTTTAAACCTATAAATGAAGCAGAAGGAAAAAAATTAAGGGTCTTTGATTTTGATGATACCATCGTAAAAACAAAATCTCACATATATGTAAAACATGGTAATGGTAAGGAATCAAAACTAACGCCCGGAGAATACGCAGTTTATGAACCAAAATCCGATGACCAATTTGATTTTTCTGATTTTGAAAAAGTAAAGCAACCGCAAGAAATCAAAGGTATAACAAAATTATTGAAAACCGTTGCTAAATCAGAAGGTGAAAGAAAGGTAGTAATCCTCACAGCAAGAAGTGCATATAAACCTGTAAAAGATTATTTAAAAGATATTGGATTGGAAGGTATATATGTTGTAGCATTGGGTGATTCCGACCCACAAAAGAAAGCAGATTGGATTGAAGATAAAATTAAAAAGGGATATGATGATGTTTTCTTCATTGACGATTCACATAAAAACATATCAGCAGTAGGAAAATTAAAAGAAAAATATCCAAATATAAAAATGAAGGTTCAACATGTAAAGCACGAAACCCCGGCCCTTCCAAAAAACACATTTAAAAAATCAAAAGAAGATAACCAAATGCCAACTAAAAAAGAACAACCAAAGGGTAATGACATGAAATTAAAAAACCTTTTGCCAAAAGATTTGGATAAAAAAGTAAAAAATCCAGATACAAATAAGATGATTAAAATCAGTTCAGCATTAAAATACGATAAAAACACAAAAGCATATAAAGCAGCAGAATTCGCATTAAAAAGAAAATAAGTTATGATTTACCTATTTACAGGTCAACCAGGTAGTGGAAAAACTACGTTGGCAAAGAAGTTACAATGGTGGTTACAGACAGAAAAAAAGAACTGGCGTAAATCCGTATTTCATATAGACGGTGACCAATTGAGAGAATTATTCCCAAACACAGATTATTCAAAAGAGGGTAGATACAAAAACATCAATAAAGCATTTGATATTGCAAAATATTTGGATAGTTGTGATACCGATGTAGTAATAAGTTTAGTTTCGCCTTATAGAGATTTAAGAGAGCAATTTAAATCCGATTGTAAAGTAACTGAAATATATTGTCATACTAAAAAAATGAGAGGTAGAGAGGATAAATTTGCATTAGATTACGAACCACCAATTCAGTTTTTTGTGGATTTAGATACATCAAATAGTGTAGATGAAACATTTAGTAAGTTAATAAAATTAATTTCTTAATGTTTAAAAGAATTTATTCAAATGGTTGCAGTTTTATGTGGGGACATCATCATAATAATCCCTGGTATTTTGAGTTTTTTGATGAAACGAATAAAATAGATATTTCAAAATTCAAAGATGAATGTAAAAAACATTCAATACAAAATGAAAACAACGAATATACAAATCCAAATGCATTCAAACCATTTAATGATTTTGATTGGGTAAGAAAAAAATATAATTATGCAAATGTTATTGCAGAAAATTATAAAGTAGACTTAATAAACGAATCAATATTCGGAAGCTCGTTAGATAGGGTAATCAGGAAAACTATAAATTACATTATAAATTCAGATAAAAACGAATTAAAAGAAACTTTGTTCTTAATAGAAATTCCACCTGTTGGAAGGGGGGAACTTTATTTTTGTGAGCAAAATAGATATGGAAATTTTACATCCGGAGAAGATAACTTTGATTTTTTAACTGAACAAAGTTTTAAACAAACTAGAAAGTTTTTTGAAAATAATTTTGATTTAGAAAACGAATCCAAAAAAGATTTAAAAAATTTGTTTATTTTGTTATCTTTATTTGATTTATATAATTCAAAATGCATTTTTATTCAAACGGATAATAGATTACATGCCGTTACAAAAAGTAATGAAAAGTATCTTTCTTATGAAAAATGTGTAGAAATACAAACAAAAGTAAATAGTAACTCCGTTAAATTTTATATCAGTAAAAATAATGAGAAATATCATCCAGTAGAAAATTATTATTGTTATGATTTGGTTCATTGGATACGAGAGGAAAAAATAACATTTAAAAATCATACAAATAATTTGAGTTTAGATGGGCATAATTCAATATTGGGTTCAAAAAAAATAGCAGAACAAATAATAAATCATATTAATTTATAGATTTGATATACTTATTAGTATAGTTAAATGTTATTAGTATGGAACAGAATGATAATTTTTTCCCTAATTTGGAAGATAAACCAAAGGGAAAACGTGGAGTGGGGGCAAGACCTCTTCTTGAATCACAAATAAAAGCAGCACAAGAAAAATCAAGATCAGCTTTTGAGGCAGCTAGATTGTTGGGTGTATCTTATAACACCTACAAAAAGTACGCAAAACTATATGGTATTTTTGAAGATTTAAAAAATCCGTATGGCATTGGTATTGAGAAAGCAAAAGGTATTAAGAATAAAAAATACCACATCGAAGATTTAATCGATGGTAAGCATGTTCATTATCCACTTCATAAATTTAAAAATAAATTGTTTGATAGTGGATATGTACCAAAAGTGTGTGGTAGTTGTGGATTTAGTGAGGCCAGAATCACGGATGGTAAAATGCCATTACTTATAGATTTCCTTGATGGTAATTTGAATAATAGAAAATTAGATAACATCCGTCCTCTTTGTTACAATTGTTTTTTCCTTTTAGTAGGAGATAGAAACGTAAAAAATTGGTATGCAGAGAATGGCGGACAAATAACCGAAGATGAAGAAAAGAATTTACAGGAGCAAAGTTCCATTCAGAATTAGTTTCGGTGGCGGTGGTACTGATATGCCTGATTATTGTAAACACCACACAGGCGCAGTAATTAATACTACCATCCGTTTATTCACTCACACTTCTTTAGTATTAAGAGATGATACCAAAGTTACGTTTAAATGGGTAAATAAGGATGAATATGAGGAGCATGAATTCACCAATGAGTTAGATTGTTCATATGGATTAAAGTTGTTTAAAGCAACTCATAATCACATATCTAAACGTTTTAAATTAGAACCATTTGGATATGATATCGTAACTTGGCAGGATGTTCCAACGGGTAGTGGATTGGGAACATCATCAACACTAATTGTTTCTTTAATTGGTGTATATACAGAATTATTTAATCTACCATTGGGTGAATATGATATAGCTGAAATGGCAATTCAAATTGAAAGAATTGAATTAGCAGAAAATGGTGGTAAGCAAGACCAATATGCAGCTGCATTTGGTGGTTGGAATTATATGGAATTCAAAGGAGATGATGTTGTTGTAAATCCACTTCGTGTTAGAGATAGTGTGCAAGATGAATTGGAAAATAATGTAGTTCTTTATTTTACAAATTTTACTCGTAATAGTTCCGATGTATTACAAGAACAGGTTACAAAAATGAAAGATAAAAATAAAACATCCACTTTATCACTTCACGCTTTGGTAGAGCAAGCAAAATTAATAAAAGATTGTTTAATCAAAGGAAACATTGATGACTTGGGTGAGATATTAGATTATGGGTTTCAGCAAAAGAAAATGTTAGCAAAAGGAATTAGCACACCTGAAATAGAATTGTTATACAAAACTGCATTAGAAGCAGGTGCAACCGGCGGTAAGATAAGTGGTGCCGGTGGTGGTGGATTTATGTTTTTCTACTGCCCGAATAATACAAAATATGATGTGATTAAAGCATTAGATAAATTAGAAATGGGATATAATCAACCATTTACTTGGAATAAATTGGGAATGAGAACTTGGCAAATTGGATAATTTTCCGTATATTTATAAAAGTAAATAAGATAATATGGCATATAGTGAAAAAGTTTTAGACCACTATTCAAATCCTAAAAATGTAGGAACTTTGGACAAATCTAAACCAAATGTAGGAACAGGTTTAGTAGGTGCTCCGGAATGTGGTGATGTAATGAGATTGCAAATTGAAGTAAATGATGGGTTAATAACCGATGCAAAATTCAAAACATTTGGGTGTGGTTCGGCAATCGCAGCTAGTTCTTTGGCAACCGAATGGTTGAAAGGAAAAAGTTTAGATGAAGCAGTAACAATTGATAATATGGATTTGGTAGAGGAATTGAATTTACCACCTGTAAAGATACATTGTTCAGTATTGGCTGAAGATGCAATCAAATCGGCAATTAACGATTATAGAAAAAAGCAAGGATTGGAAGAATTAATTTTTGAAGAACACATATGATTACTGTAACAGAATCGGCAGCTAAAAAAGTTCAATCACTAATTGAAGAAAGTGGTTTCAAAACTCCGTATTTAAGAGTATCCGTAAAGGGTGGTGGTTGTAGTGGTTTATCATATGAACTTTCATTTGATACAGAACAACAACCAAACGATACACTTGCGGAAGATAAAGGAGTAAAAATATTAGTAGATAACAAATCGTTACTATACCTATTCGGTACTGAATTAGAATTTTCAGATGGTTTAAATGGTAAGGGTTTTCAGTTTATAAACCCCAACGCTAGCCGAACTTGCGGATGTGGTGAGAGTTTTGCAGTATGATAGAAAAAATAATAAAAAGCTCTATTGAAGTTAAAGAATTGTTACTAAAAGATACCGAAATTCACAAAACTATTTTATCAGTAGTTGAAGTAATTTGTAACACATTTGAAAGAGGAAATAGAGTTATGTTTTGTGGAAATGGTGGAAGTGCAGCAGACGCTCAACACCTTGCAGCAGAATTATCTGGTAGATTTTACAAAGATAGAAAAGCACTACCCGCCGAAGCACTACATTGTAATACATCTTATTTAACGGCAGTAGCAAATGATTACGATTATGATTCAGTATATTCTCGTTTAGTAGATGGTGTAATGAATGCCGGAGATGTATTGATTGGAATATCCACTTCAGGTAATTCTACAAACATAGTAAAAGCATTTGAGGTTGCAAATGGAAAAAATATCACAACAATCAGCTTAACGGGAATAGATGGTGGAAAGTTAAACAACATATCTGATTATATTTTAAAAGTACCATCGACTGATACGCCCAGAATACAAGAATCGCATATTTTATTAGGACATATAATTTGTGAATTAGTAGAATCAAAATTATTTGAAAATGAGTAAACTTTGGATAATAGGAGATAGTTTTACGGGGTATGATGGTGGGTTTTGGACAGAAATAATTACAAAAAAATTTAAAGGTAAATTTTATATTTCATCCCAAGGCAGTAGGGATTATCAGACTATTATGGATATATTTTTAAAAAATTTGAAAGATATATCAAAAGATGATTTAGTGATATTGAATATACCTGTTTTAGAAAGAATTAGATTACCATTAAAAACTCCAAAAATTGATGTAGAGTTTTCAAATGAATATACAACATTTGAAAGTAAAAAGGAAATTTTAAATTATTTTATTGGAAATGGAAATTATCAAAATGTGGAGGGGAAAGAATTGGAAGAACCATTATTTGGACTCGAAGATGCTTTTTTTGATGACCATAAATCTGGTTTAAATAGCCGATTATGGTCAATAGTAAATAGTTCAAATGCAAATAAAAAAAATTTATTAGAAATAATAAAATCAATAAAATTGTATGTTCCTTTTGAATTTTATGTTTGGAGCTGGGATAATGAGTTATCGGGGGATTTCATTGAAAATAAAGATTGTATTACAGAAAAAATAGGAATTTGGGAAACCCTTCACACTCTTTGGCAAAAAACTAATGGATTAGAAGGAAAAAGAGATGATGCCCATTTTTCACCAAAAATGCATACGGCGTTTGCAGATTATCTTATTGTTAAATTTCCTAAATTTTTCAACACATGAGTATAAAGAGTTCTAAAGAAAATAATAGTAAAACAGAAAAACCTACAAAGTTTGAATACATATTTGAAGATGATGAATCTAAATCTATTTGGAAATATGACTTGAAAAAACAACCAAATGGGCCCGTTTCGGTTGAATACCATTGGAAAGCACATTACCTTAAAGAATTAGAACTCAAAAGAAAACGAGGAAGATAATTTGGTTGTATCAAATTTTTTCCTTATATTTAAAAAACAAAAAACAAAACAGATTATGGCTAGTAAAAAAGAAGAGTTATTCCAAACGATGAAACAATTGTGGAATAAGTTTGAAGAAGAGCACAACAAAACAACAAAAGTATCACAAAAGAATGCAAGAACTTTGATTGGTGACCTTAAAAAATTGGTAACAGATTATCGTCAGGCATCCGTAGAAGAAACAAAACAATAGTAAACCCATAGGGTGTGATGAATAATCGCACCCTTTTATTTTTTAACAAAAAAAACAAACATGAAAAAGACAATTTTGTCATTGATTTTTGCAGCATTCACAATGGTAGGTTTTGGACAAATTACAACCTCAACCATTTCTGGTGTTGTTAAGAACGAAAAGAAGGAAGTGTTAGCAGGTGCAACAATCCATGCGACGCACACTCCAACAGGAACAGAGTACAAAACTACAACGAACAAAAGTGGTGTTTATGTATTACCAGCAGTAAGAGTTGGTGGTCCATATGTAATCCATGCTTCATTTGTAGGTTTTAGAAAAGGAGAAGAAGTTGATGTTAATACTCAATTAGGTGTTACATCTAATGTGGATTTTGTATTGACCGATGAAGCAAAGGCTCTTAAAGAAGTCGTTGTTGTAGGAACAAAGTCTAACATTTTCTCAAAAGAAAAGACAGGTGCGGCACAGCAGTTTGGAAGAAGAGAATTAACTACTATTCCAATTACAGGTGCTAGAACCATTGATGGTATTACAAAGTATAATCCATTTGGTAGTGGTAACTCATTCGGAGCACAAGACTCTCGTTTGAACAATTTCACAATTGATGGTTCTCAATTTAATAACAACTTCGGTTTGGGTTCATCTGCACAAGCAGGTGGTAGAACTGGTGCAAGTGCTATTTCATTGGATGCAATTGAACAATTACAGGTTAACATCGCACCATTTGATATTCGTCAAAGTGGATTCACCGGTGCAGGTATCAACGCTGTAACTCGTTCTGGTTCTAATGAAATTGAAGGTAGCGTTTACCAAACACAAAGAGATAATAGTTCTCGTTATGTTGGTGATAATGCTAGAGGCGTAACCGTAACTGCATCTAAATTTGATGAAAAAGTTCAAGGTTTTCGTTTAGGAGCGCCAATCATTAAGAACAAATTGTTCATCTTTGGTAACTACGAACAAATTGAAAGAACTGAACCTGGAACAACTTGGATTTCCGAAGGTTCTCCACTTACAGGTACACAAGTATCTCGTGTGAAGTACGCTGATATGCAAGCTCTTTCAAACTTTATGAAAGAGAAGTTTAATTATGTAACAGGTCCGTGGGAAGGTTATTCTAATACAAACGCTTCTAAAAAGTTTTTGATTAGAACTGACTGGAACATTAATGATAAGAATAAATTAACCGCTCGTTATGTTCATCATAATTCTAATGCGGAAATTAATATATCAAATTCACAATCAGCAGGTGCAGGTAACAGAACTACCCAATATAACGCAATGAGTTTCCAAAATAGTGGTTATATCATTATGGATAATACTCGTTCAGCAGTATTGGAATTGAACTCTAAAATCTCTAACACACTTCATAATAACTTAATCGTTTCTTACGATAAACAAATTGAAGATAGAGCTTATATGAGCGCAATGTTCCCAACAATTGATATTAGAGAAGGTGCACCAACTTATACATCAGTAGGTTTTGACCCATTCACTCCTGGTAACAAATTGAATTATTGGACATTCAATGTAACAAATAACGTTACAAAATATATGGAGAAACACACATTGGTTGGTGGTTTCAATTTTCAAAAGTATCAATCCAATAATCTATTCTTCCCAGCATCTAATGGTGTTTACATTTTCAATAGTTTAAACGATTTCTACACAGCGGCTAATCAATCTTTAGCAAATGGTGGTAGACCTTCTACATTTGCACCAGCTCGTTTCCAATTCCGTTATTCGGCATTGCCAGGAGCAGTTGAACCAATGCAAACTTTGAAAACAAATCGTTTAGATTTCTATTTGCAAGATGATTATAAAGCTTCTAAAAATCTTAATTTAAGTTTTGGTTTGAGAACAAATATCATTTCATTTGAAAATACAGCATTAGAAAATCCAGTGATTACTGCAATGACTTTTGCAAATGGTGAAAAATGGAATACGGGTGTAATGCCTAAAACGCAATTGTTATTCGAACCTCGTTTCGGATTTAACTATGACGTAAAGGGTGAAAAGAAAACACAAATTCGTGGTGGAACGGGTATCTTTACAGGTAGACCTCCATATGTGTTTCTTTCTAATCAAATCGGAAACAATGGTGTGTTGACAGGATTTATTGATGTGAGTGGTACAGCGGCAGCTCAATATGGTTTCACTGCTAACCCAAATCAATACTTCATTCCTTCAACTCCAACTTTACCTTCAACATTTGATTTAGCATTAACAGATGCTAACTACAAAATGCCACAAGTTTGGAAATCAAATTTAGCAGTTGACCAAAAATTACCTTGGTTGGGATTGGTAGCAAGTGTTGAATTACTTTACAATCAAACTATTAACGCAGTTCATTATTACAACGCTAATTTAGATGCTCCGGTTGGAACATTGGGTGGTGTTGATAACAGACCTCGTTTCGCTGGTACTGATGCCGGTGTAAGAGTAAACGATAACGTTTCAATGGCAGCTGTATTAACTAATAGAAATGGTGCTTACAATCGTTCAGCAACATTCAAATTAGAGAAGCCGGTATCAAAAGGTCTTTGGGGTTATGTAGCTTACACAACTGCAAGAGCTATGGACTTTATGGATGCAGGTTCTATCGCGAGTGGTAGCTGGCAATCAGCATTATCTACAACAAATAATAACGATTTAGGCCTTTCAATTTCTTCTAATTTAGTTAGAAATCGTATTGTTGGTTTATTAGGATACCGTATTGAAGGTGATAAGAAATATGGTACTGCTACTACATTCACATTGGGATATGTGGGAGCACAAAACAATCCATTCTCCTACATTGTAGCAGGTGACCTTAATGGAGATAGAGTATCTAACAATGAATTGGTATTCGTTCCACTTAAAGGTTCTGATATTCGTTTTTCTACATTGACAGTTGGTAGTGGTGCAACGGCAGTAACTTATACTGAAGCTCAACAACAAGAGGCTTTTGATAAGTTCATTAACCAAGACCCTTACCTATCAACTCGTAGAGGTCAATACGCAGAAAGAAACGCATTAGCACTTCCTTTCTTACATAGATTTGACCTTTCAGTTGCACAAGACCTATTTGTTAAGATTGGTGGAAAGAGAAACGCTTTCCAAATCAGAGCAGATATCTTAAACTTTGGTAATATGTTGAATAACAAATGGGGTGTATCTCAAAGAGCAGGCGCGCCACAATTGTTGAACTTTGTAAGCAGAGATGCTAATAACGTTCCAACATATAGATTGGCAACTCAAAGAGATGCTAGTGGTGTAACATATTTAGCTAAAGACACTTATATGTTCAATTCATCAGTATTTGATGTGTGGACAGCTCAGCTAGGTATTCGTTATACATTTGGCAAATAATAAACAACAAACAACAAACACAAATTGGGGAGTAGAAATATTCCCCATTTTTGTTTTGGAAAATTCAAATATATTTCGTATATTAGTTATTATTAACAATAAAAAGAAACAAAGTTATGGCAAAGTATTATTCAGTATTAGTTGCAGTAGAAGTAGAAGATGCAAAAGGAAAAATTAAGAAAAACAAAGAGCAGTATTTAGTAGATGCATTATCTTGTACAGAAGCTGAAGCAAAGTTGGTAAACAAATTCACAAAGGATGCGGTGAAGCTTGAGTATGAAGTTGTAAAAGTATCTGAAACTAAAATCATTGAAGTATTTTAATGAAAATAGGATTTGAATACAGGTCATTTGAAGATTGTGTTATAGTTTTATATACACTTAACAACTTTCCATATAAAAAAAATGATGATGGTTCAAATTTTTCTTTTCAAAACGATGAAAATGAATTTATATTTTCAAAAAGTTATTCTGATATAAAAGACTGTGATATAAAAATTAGATTATTTCACACTTTTAGAGAATGGAAAACTTTTGATGGATATGATAGATTGATACAAACTCAAATTGTAGAAAACTATCACGAACATAATCAATCAATAAAAGAATATTTAGATGCGGGAAATGTATGTTTATCTTCCGCATCTATTTCTTTTGAACATCCTAATTTTTATTATGACCCCATTTTTAATCTTATATTCTTTTATCATTTTTATGGATTTAATTTTTTAAATTATTATAAATTTGAAAAAAAAGAAAATCTGTTAGGAGTTTATTATAGACCTGTAGATGGTATGAACACCAAAAAACAGCATAGGGATAGTTTATATATAAGGGCAAAGGATATTTTAGAAACTGATTTGGTTTCATATCAATCAAATGATTATAATTTAAAAAAATTATTACAATCATACAATTATTTTGGACAATGGGGTAATAACCACATAACATCTTATTTGGATTATACAACGAGTGTTTGTAATTTGATTTTTGAAACTTTGCATGCTACTGGTAATGATGAAGAACCCGATAGTAAAATGCATGGCAGACAATACATAACAGAAAAGACCTTAAAAGCAATTGCATTTTCAGAAGAAAATGTATTTTTTATTTGGTATGGACCTACAAAGTTATTTAGATATTTAAACGAATTGGGATTTTGGTTTTTGAATTCTGAATTTTTTAAAAATGATATTGAGCAATCATGTATTGATTCCTTTACATATTTGAAAGATTTGAAATTAAAGTATAAAACCAATTCTGATGTCAAATTATATTTGATGGAAAAATATAGTTATAAATTGGAAAAAAATACAAAGTTATTTAAAGAATTACTAAATAATTATACAAAAAAAGATATCATAATAAATTTAATAAAAAATGGAAAAGGAAATTAAAGAAGAAAAAATACTCGTACTTAAAAGAGTTCCACCGGGAGATAGATGGGTATTCGCAACTACTCCAAAGGGAACAATTTATTCATCACTTACGGATGCATTGGAAGCTTGGTATCAAAACACAGGCGATACTAACTTTTACATTGAAGCAAGAAACGGTACGGTTGAAATAATTAAACAGCAAGAGGTAGAAGTACCTGTTAAGAGATTCTCACTATATGGCGAAGACTAAAACATTAGTAATTGTAAGTGGATATTTTAATCCAATACACGAAGGGCATTTGGAATATCTCAACCGTTCTAAAGCACTTGGTGATTCACTTTATGTCATAATAAATAATGATTTGCAAAGAGAATTAAAAGGTTCAAAACCATTCCTTTCAGAAAATCAAAGAAGAACTATTCTTAAAAATATTAAAGCAGTTGATGATGTTATTATTGCAATTGATGAAAATAAATTTGTAGATAAAACATTAGAATTAATATATAAAGAAGAAGCACATAAATACGATAAAATTCTCTTTACAAATGGTGGTGACCAAACAGCAGAAACAATTGGTGAAAAAGCAGTTTGTGAACGATTGGGAATAGAAATGGTATTTGGATTGGGAGATAAAATTCAGTCATCATCTTGGTTGTTAAATAAATTATGAGCTATATTATTGGAAAGGAATGTATTGGGTGTATAGATATGGGATGTATAAATGTATGCCCCGTTGATTGTATTCATGGTCCTATCAAAACGGATGATAGCGGTGAAGGGGCACGTGGATTATCGGATGAAGAAAAGCAAGGAAAGCAATTGTATATAAATCCAAACGATTGTATAAATTGTGGAGCATGTATACCTGAATGTCCTGTGGATGCAATTTATAGAAGTGAGAAAGAAGCTATTCAATTAGGAGATGAGGAATCCATAAATAACAACTATGAATTTTTCGGACTTAAATTTAACTAAAAATTTTTTATATTTATATTTAACTTAAATTGTTCACTAAAACAAAACACAATGAGTACATTAGCAATTGTAGTAATTGTATTGGCTGTAGCCGGTGGAATTGCTTACCTTTTAATGAAAAAAGGAAAAATTCAAGACGCAAACAACAATAACATCCCTGATGTGGTTGAAAAACCAATTGAGGAAGTTAAGGAAGTTGTTAAGAAAACAGCAGCCAAAGCTAAGAAAGTAGTAAAGGTTGTTGAAGAAGTTGCAAAGGAAGTTAAAAAGCCAGCAACTAAAAAAACAGCGAGTAAGAAATCAGCAAAGTAAGTAAAGTAAAATCGGAGAAATAACCAACTATGGCAAAATCTATAAGAGGAGAAAGTAGAAAAGTAACATTTGGTAAACGCAAAACAGGACAACCTGGCGGTAAAAAAAGTTACAATAAACACACTCCAAGACCCAAACAATATAGAGGACAAGGTAGAGGCAATTAAAATGATAAAATTAAAAGACCTTTTAAAGGAAGATGAAATCGTAAAAAACAAAAAGACCGGAAATGTCTATGTGGTAAAACAAATGGACCCGGCTAAACACGATAAACCCACTCCTGCGGAAGTTGAAAAAACTAAAGCAGCAAATGGTGGTCAAATTCCAAAAGGTGAAAAACCTACCCCACAACCTGCAAAACAACAAAAGCAAGCACCAGCTGCACAAAAATTAGGCGCAACAGATTTTAAATCATCGGCAGAAACTCCCACTAAACAAAAAAGTGGTGGTAATGATATGAAATTAAAATCACTAATGCCGGGAATGGATACTTCTAAAAAAACCCTATCGGATGTTCCGCCAATCGAAAGACAAAAAATATCAACAGTAATTGATGACCTTGCAAAGATGGGTGCCGAAGCGAAAGCTAAAGGTGAAAAAGCACCAAACTTTAATCTTTGTAAAGTAACTATTCCAGGTACAAATTTATATTGTGATGGTAATAAGGGAATTGAAAGAGCGGATATGCCTCAATTCAAAGGAACACCAAGACCTGGATCCCCTGCAGATAAACTTCCAAAAGATGAAAACGGAGAAGCCGATACCGAAGAATTCTTCAAACAAATGTTGAATAAGCAAGGTATTAAAGTTTCAGAACCACAAGCTGTTCCGCCAGACCGCCTAAAAGCAACACAAAGTGAGCTTGTAGGGGTTAAGGTTGCAGGAATGAGTAAAGTGTTAGATGACCCTAACCATCCAGCATACGGAAAGATAACGGCACCTATATACGTCTCTAATGATGGATATGTATTGGATGGACATCATAGATGGGCGGCAGTTGTTGCACATAATGCGGCAAATCCTGGTAAAGAAATACCAATGAATGTTAGAGTAATAGATGAACCAATTACTCCGTTAGTAAAACGTTCAAACGATTTTGCAGAACATATCGGCATCAGAGCAAAAGCAGCAGATACGGGAGCAGCAGGTGGCCCGCAGCCGATAACGAAATAAATTTTTATGAATAAGTTATGGATTTTCGGTGATAGTTTTTCATACGGACATGGATTTAATGATTCTGACCCATTTTATGAAGTTACATTATCGGATAATATTGATAAACGATATTGGTGTGAAATAGTAGCGGATGAATTGGAATTAGAATTACATAATTACGCAAATGTAGGCGCATCCAATGATTACATATTGGATAAGATTTTAGAAAATGCAGATAAAATAGGAGAAAATGATTATGTTGTAATTCAAGCAGCATATTATAGTAGATTTGATGTTCCTCATAAAACTTCATTTAGTTTTTTACATACAATTGTTAGATATGGTGATAGTAGACATATCAAAGTAAACCTGATAGGTGATGATGATATGACCGAACATAAGCATGAAACTTTGGTAGATTTTGCAATATATTTTGCAGGATTACCAGCATACGAACATAGACAACTTAACAGATTTGAAAAGTTAATCAATTTATTACCTACTAAAAATATTGCATTTTGGTGTTTAAAAAAACCAAATTCTCCAAATATAAATGATATTGATATTCTTAAAAAAGAATACTTTATTAAGTTTGATGAAAAGTATATAGGAGCAGAAGATTCATATAGTAATTATAAAGCAAGAATGTGTGATGAAGACCCGACGAGTACGGATGGGCATATTGGTGTATTAGGTCAGCAAGTTATGGCAATGGAAGTTTTAAAAAAATTTGGAAAACAATATGCAGATAGAAGGAAATAATATATTTGCGGTGGGGTGTTCTTTTACATGGGGAGAATCTTTACAATTTTTTTCTGGATTAGATTCTGTTGTATGGAAAGAAATTAGACCATCTTTTCCAGATGCAGAAAAAACATTAGATAATGCTCAATTAAATTTTATAAAAGAAAATCGTTGGGTAGCACAATTAGCAAAAAAACTTGGAGTAGAATATATAACACAATCTAAAAACGGTGGAACGAATTTACAATCTCTTTTAAAAGTTAAGTATTTCTACGAAAATGAAGAAAATGTTAAAAATTATAAAATTTGCATATTACAAATAACTCAATTTGTTAGGGACCCTATCATGTATAAATTTCCAGATGGTGAGTATATTGCTTTGCAAGATGTAGCAACTTTAATGGCGGATTTTGATATTCTTAAAATTAAAGATAAAGATATAGTAATGCAATCTTATCAATATTTTTATGATAAATGTTTAGAATTTTTTGAAAGATTAAAAAAAAAGGGGGTGACCCCATATGTAATATGCTATCCAAAGGATTCATCGGATGCATTGCAAAGACACGATTTATTTAAATATCATATTCCACTTACATATAATAATGAATCATTCAATTCAACCGATGAACTGTGTGCAAAATATCCAATTTTAGTTATAGAAAATTATTTTAGAGATAAAAATTTGAATAAAAACGATAATCATATGACGTTAGATGGACATAAAATAATTTCAAATAGTATTTATAGTAAAATAATAATTGATAACAAATAAATTATATAACTATGCTACTCAAAAGAGGAGATAACAACGAGAGTGTTAAACAATTACAAATCAAATTAGGTTTAGAACCTATCGGAAATTTCGGACCAAAAACGGAAGAAGCAGTTAAAAGTTTTCAAGTTAAAAACGGATTAACACCTGATGGCATCGTAGGTGATGGAACATGGGCAAAAATAATGGGAGAGAATACCCCAGCGCCTCCACCGCCGGCTCCAATAGCACCAGTAGGTGGATTGAAATTGGATAAATTAAAAGGACATATTCCAGATGCAGTAATCGCAATGATTCCTGATACGGCAGCTAAATTCCAAATCAATACTCCATTGAGATTAGCACACTTTTTAGCACAATGTGGACATGAGAGTGGCGGATTCAGAGTAACACAAGAGAACTTAAACTATTCAGCAAAAGGTTTAATGGGTATTTTCAAAAAGTATTTTCCAGATGCAGGAACTGCAGCAGCATATGAAAGAAAGCCTGAAAAGATTGCAAACAGAGTATATGCAAATCGTATGGCTAATGGTTCGGAAGCAAGTGGAGATGGCTACAAATTTAGAGGTAGAGGATATATCCAATTGACCGGTAGAGATAACTACACTCAATTTGGTAAAGCAATTGGTGAAGATATTGCATCAAACCCTGATAAGGTATCATCTCAATACGCTTTATTATCAGCAGCTTGGTTCTGGTCTAAAAACGGATTGAATAAATTAGCAGATGGTGGTGCAACGGATGCAACTGTAACATCTATTACTAAAAGAGTAAATGGTGGAACTATCGGATTACCTGATAGAATAAAACATTTCAAAGAGTATTACCACCTATTAGCATAACTTATGAGTAAAAGGTTATATCAAGGTGGATGTTCATTTTTACAAAGTCCAGATGTTACCGTTGATACTTGTTTGTCCGATACCTTTAAAAATTGGACAAATATAAACAATTGTATGGGAGGTTCATCAAACCCAAACATTTTCAGAAAAGCATTATTTTCTATACTAAATAACGACTTTGATTTTGTTTTAATTGGTTGGTCGCAACCTTGGAGAAACGATACAGTAGCTGATGTTTTTGAGGAAAACAAAGAATATTCAGATAATCTTATAGCAGAATCTGAATCGGATATATTAACTACGTCGCATTATTATCAGCAAATCATAAATAACCGAGGATGTTTTTTAGAACCACAAGGTACTGATACGCAAATAATGAACACAATAATTTTACATAAATTATTAAAATCAAAAAACATACCACATCTTTTCGTGTCAATGGGAGACCAATTAAAACAAACGGTTCAAATGAGAAAAAATTGGTTAAAACATATAGACCCTAAAAATTATTTTGGCGAAGGTGATATTGTAGATAAAATGTGTTTTAGTGTCATTAATTATTTTTCACAAATACACTATGAAACTTTTGGAAATGATTATCAAAAACATTGGACATATGTAAATACCGCATCAAATATAAGAGATAATGCGATGCACTTAAATGAAAAAGGAATGAAGCATTTGGCTAGTATGATACAAAAACATATTAATGATAACGGGTTACTATGAAATCGGTTTTGTTTTTAGGTTCATCTAATACATTTGGTGTAGGACTGCACACATTTAAAGATGAGTATTTAACGGAAGATGGTGCAAAAACTTTAAAATGGCCATATAATCAAACGGGTGAAGATGACAACTTTATTGAATCGGTTAGATGGACAAAATTGATATCCGATTACTTAAACAGAAAAGAAATAAATGTCGCAGAAGCAGGTGGTTCGCCTGCAGAATCTTTATATAGATTAGAAAATACTGATTTATCGGATATTGATTATATATTTTTTGAATTTTCAGCAATATACAACTATTTTGACAGATATTTTCATAATGATGAATATCCAAAAACTCCACATGAAATTGAAGCATTTTTAACGAATGATAAAAATGATAGACCAGAATTGAGAAAAAGAATATTGGATTGGTTAGAAAATTATAATCCCGAAGAATTTATAAATGAAGTTTTGGCTTTATTAAAAAAGAAGATAAATACCTTAACTGATAAAAAAATATGTATTCTTTTTTGGCATGGTGAATATGATTTTGATAAAAAATATGAGTGGATTAAAAAATATATTGTAAAGTTTCCAACTAAAGAAAACGAAAATAATTATATAGTCCATAATTGGGTAGTAGAAAATAAATTAAGAGTTTGTGATGAACACCCTATGAAAAAAATTATATATCAAGACATACATGCTGGGTTAAAAGGTAATAAATTAATTGCAGAAATGGTTATAAATCATATAAATGAAAAAGAAACTACTAATAGCTGGAGATAGTTTTGCAGCAGATTGGACTAAAAAATATAATGAGGGAAGTGGTTGGGTTAATATGTTAGAATCCGATTATGATGTTACAAATGTAGCACAAGCGGGTGTTAGTGAATATAAAATTTATAAGCAATTAGAAAATATAGATATTACAAAATTTGAACACATAATTGTATCTCACACATCCGCTTATAGAATACCAATAATTGAACACCCAATTCATAAAGATGATTTATTACATTATAATTGTGATATAATATATTCGGATGCAAACGAACATACTGGAAATCCAATAATGAAAACGGCAGTTGATTTTTATGAAAGTATTTTTCATCCTGAATATTTTTGTTTCATAAATGAATTAATATTTAAAGAAATTAAATTTTTAGTTCCAAACGCAACACATATAACGTTTTTTGATTCTTTTTATAATGAATGTGTTTATAAGTTTGAAAATGTTTTTATAAAATATAAAGGAAATGTAAATCACTTAAATCAAAAAGGAAATAAACTGATATACGATAAAATAATTAAAATTTTGAAAAGTAAATAATTTTTCTTATATTACATTTATGGAAAAAATAAAAATATTAGGAAACATTTTATTGGTTACATGTATCATTGGTTTAGCGGTATCATACTTAACACAAATTTTAAATTTACCTTTTAAATTAAACTTTTTGGAGGCAGTTGGGATTTATTGTTTGTGGACACCGATACATCACACATTTTCAAATAAAGAAAGATAAATTTCATAGAACGTTTTGGTTATAATCTTATATTTATAAGGGAGAATAACCGACTATGAAACAAAAAGTAACAGCACTGGCATTAGGCCTTAAGGAAAGAGCTATATATTTTATATTAGCTCCGTTTTTAGCATTAATTGGACTTGCATTCCTATTCCAAGTCTTTTTTGTAATCCTTCAATTTAGTGGAAACGAAAATCTTGCAACTGAAATCGCAAATGAAATCAGTTGGAGAATTGATGGTACATTTAAAAATAACCCAGAAAACATTTGGTATGAAGAATCAGACCATATTTGGGTTGAGAGTGTAGAAAACAAAGTAAAGATTGGTAAATTAGCAGGAAACCGTAATTTAGAATTTGGTGTTAAGAATGTATTAGAAGAATACCTACAGGATAAAAATTACGATTTATCTCCTGATGCTACACAAAAACTTAAAGTAGAAATTGTATATTTAGATGTCTTAACTACAAAGACAAATATTTCAGTATTTCATAAAGGGGAAGAAGAAGTTGTTATCAGAATGAAGGGTATCCTTTATAAAGATGGTAAAAAAGAAAAAGAGGTAATGGTTGAAGAATCATCATCCGAAATTTCTATGTCAACACTTATTGTAGACCAGGGTGGTAAATTCAATCAAACTTCGTTATCAAACGCACTTAAAAAAGCAGCAGATAAACTAATAACAAAACTTTTTGAAAAAAAATAATATGAAAAAATTATTAAGTATTTTAGGGGTATTATTGATGGTATCCCTTTCGTCTTTTGGACAAATCGTAGTTAATCAATCAATCTCTGCAGGTCCATACCGAGTTGGAGATACTTTGACAGTAACTTATAATGTTGATAAAGGAACGACTAAACCTCGTTATTTTTGGTTAAGATACCAATTTAACAATAAGGCATTGACCTATGTTTCTACTGCTTTCTCACAAGGAAACCAATCACAAACATACTATACAGGTTGGAATAGTTATAAGTTTACTCCTGCAGCAAATATAGCAGATACATCATTATATGCACAATACCAGGCTACACCTTGGGGATATGCAGCAAATGCAGATTGGAATGTTGGACAATTGGCAATTCAAAGAGCAGACCAATCGGTTAATGGTACAATAGCAACTCAAAAGTACATTCTTAAAGACCAAAATGCTTATAATGGTATTTTTAAATTAGACCTTTCATACGCAACAGATAGTGCTACGGGTAACAATATTCCATATGTAAAAACAACGGCAGGACCAACAACTATAACCGGTGTAACGGGTAATACTTCTTATTTTAAGGTAAGAGTTCTTTTCCCATCCGGATATAACATTGGTGACCATAATGTTCAATTAATGAGATTGAAAAACGATGGTACTGGTGATATTGATTGGTCACAACAACCGATTGCACAAAGAGCAATTGATGCAAGTGGTGAAGCATTATTTACAACAGGTATCAGAGTTGGTGATTCATTGGGTGTTTTTGTATCACCAGCATCATCAAAGTCTTGGATGAACAATGTGATTACAGTTTCTGATGCATACAAAGCATTTTTAGGTGTATCTCAAACGGATATAAGTGGAACACCAACATATTTTACAAGACCTGTTTTTGAAAAGAAAATTGGTAATATTACTAGAAATGATGCAGTATTTACAGAAGCAGATGCATATTATTCATTCGCATATGTAATGGGACAGGATGTATCAGCAAACGCATTTATTCCAACACAATCCGCAACTTCGTGGAGATGGCATAGTGGTTTATTAAATCAGAGTTGGTTAGATGGTACAGCAAAGTATAGAGTATATGTTACTCAACCTGCCCAGACTGTTGATGCGGTATTTGCGTGGGGTGGCGATTTGGATTGGTCACACTCATCACATCCTGATACGGTAGCTGCAAGAATAGCAAGTGGTATTTTCACAAACGCAGTTAATCCTGGTTCATCAGATGTAGCTACAATTAAAACAATGGCAATGACTTCGTATTCTACCAATGTTTACGAAAATAAAACCGCAGAAAGTGCAAAATTATCAGTTGTTTCTAAATTGGAAAATGGTAAAGTTGTATTGACAGGTAGTTTAACAAAAGAAGGATTAGCAGGTTTACAAATTGTAATGAACTACGATTCTACAAAATTAACTTTAGAAAATGTAATATTTGATGCAGGTTCTACAATCACCAATTTCTCTACACATGATAATGGTAGATTGACATTTGGTTCTATTGACCAATTGAAAACTGCAAGAATTAAAACAGGTACTCCCTATAAGTTGATATTCACACCTAAAACACCATTAACAAATACCGCAGGATTATTCTTCTTTGTATTAGCAGATGCGGTGGATGGTGCAGGTAAAAAAGTTGAATTAACGATAGAATAATATGAAAAACTTATTAGTTACATTATTATTTTTATTAACATCATTTTTAGGGTTCGGACAGAGTGTATCTGCTCCGGACTCTAAATCGTTTTTACTATCCACAAACGGGCAAGATGCAAGTGGATTTGTATTAAGTGGATTTACTTCTACATCAACTTTATTAGCATCAATCAGTTTAGTTAATCCACCAACAGGTACAACATTTAACCTAACTACAACAACAGGTCTAACCGCAGCAAGTGGATTTACATTAGCGGGTAATAAGACTCGTTTAGTGGTAACGGGAACAATGGCTAATATCAATACGGCATTACAATCCTTAAAAGTAAATACGGGTTCGGTAAGGGGTAATATTGTGTTATCGGTTGCCGCAACTGTGAATCCAACGGGGTTCTTTTATAATGGAACAAACGGACACTTTTATAGACCAATATCAACAGGAACAAGCTATACGGGTGCAAGAGCAGCAGCATTAAATACAACATTCAAAGGACAGCAGGGATATTTAGTAACAATAACATCGCCAGATGAAGATGCTTTTGTATTTAATAATGTTCCACAAACAAACATTTGGTTTGCATTAACCGATGAAGCGGTTGAGGGTCAATGGAGAATTGATGCAGGACCTGAAGCAGGAACATTAATCAAAACATCAAACGGACAATTTGCCGGAAACATAGTTGGACAGTATAATAACTGGGCACCCGGTGAACCAAACAATAGTGGTAACGAAGATTATGCCGTAACAAAATGGAATGGTTCTCAATGGAATGATTTACCAAATGGGTTTAGTTGTCCTTATGTAATTGAATATGGAACTTGGACTAATCCTGATAACGCAACATTCACAGAGTTTTATACCAATTCAGTAACACATACAAACGGAGAGGTATTAAGTGCAAGATTTAATATTGATTTTGGAAGTAATGTAGATGAAACTAAATTTACAGCCAAAGCAAACACTTATGTAAATAATGTATGGGGAGTAACAACTAATACATCCAGAGCATTAAGTGGATTGGGTAAAACGGATTTAACAAATGATTTAGATACTCTAAAAGTAAGTGGTAATGGTGTTAGAGCAACAACAACGGGCGGACAAGTAGAATGGTGTGTAGTATATGATTATGAACCATCAAATCAAAGATACCAAATTTTAATAGATAAAAGAGAATTTCCACAAGGCATTTCAGCAAGTGGTGTTACAACTTTACAATTATTTGATTTGTGGAATGGACCTGTGACGTATCAATGGGATGATGGAACATGGGCTGCATATTGGATTTATACACCAACGGAATTTAATTTCGCAGGTTCATCGTTTTCATCTAATATAAGACGAGCTGGATTTTTTTGGGGATTAAGTGCGGAGTTTACATTTACACCAAATATGGTGTTTAAACAACATGGAATCGACTTATCATATACCAATCAAACGGAACTAAACACTTTATACAATAGTATTGTGACCGTATCCGATGTGTATTTAGCATTTAAGGAATTGGCTAATGGTGGGATATTTGGAAACGAAACAGGTAATGAATTTGGATATGGTATACAATTTATGAATGCTGATGTAGATGGTAATGGTGTATTTAATGAAGCAGATACTTACAAATTATTACAACATTTAACAGGTATACAATCAATAAACGAATATCAAACATTAACATATTTGATGAAGTTATATGGTAAATCGGAATATGATGGAATTACAAAATCAAATTGGAATACACAATTCAATTCAACAAGAAGTTTGTATCCATTTAATTTGAATAGTGGAACACTTAATAACACATATAATGTTAGTGTAAGTTGGAAAGGTGATGTAAATCTTTCCCATTCGGCAATACCTGTAGTTAATACCACACCTAATTCAATTACAGGTATGAGTATTAGAACAATGAGTATTCCTACATCAAATCAAATAAACGCATCAATTATAACCGAAATGGTTGGTGATAGTGTTTATGCATATATCACAATAGACCCATTACAACAAGAATTAGTAGGAACACAATTTCAAATAAATTACGATAATACTTTATTGAAATTTGGAAATGTATTTTATAAAACAAAAGGCTCACCAACCAACTATGGAACTGATAAATCAACATATATAAATTTGGGTTCTTTAATTACGGATGGTGGAACTTTGGATAATACTACGGAATATAAAGTATCATTCACAACAAAATCAAAATTGAATAATGTGTTAGGATTGATTTCAATTGGATTTATGGATGCGGTAAATAAAGCAGGAACAACATTAAAAATTAGAATGCAATAATGAAGAAGATATTATTTATATTATTTTTATCGTTGGTAGCTTGTAAAAAGGTAGAAGTTATACCACAACCAGAACCAACACCTATTGATATTTTTTCAGTAAATGAAGTAACTCTTACAAACGGACAAGATTTTAATTTTACTTTAAAAAGTGGTGGAGTTCATATAATTACATTATTTGATTCAACCACCCAACAGGTTGTAACTAAAGAAAAAATTAACGGAATTGTAGGTAATAACACAAAAAAAATATATACTAAATCATTATCACAAAAAAGTTTATATTTATACATAGTTAATGAGAATAACCAAGAAATAGGCAGAACTTTAATTAAAATCCAGTAACAATGAAAAAACTTTTATTTGTATTATTTACAATTGTAATGGTTGGTTGTACAAAAACACCAATAGCACCATTACCACCACAAGTTGACAATTCTTTAAAAATTGAAAAAGTTGCAGGTATCAAATTGCAATCACCATTTGTGACTTCAGAAGTTGCAATGAATGTGAAAGTAGAAACCTCACAAACTGTTACTGTAAAAATCATTGATATTGCAAACAGAGTAGTATCAAAAGAAGAAATGTATTTAAATTCCGGAGATAACATCTTAAAAGTATATACCACCGCTTTACCGGCATCGGCATATAGAATAGGATTATATGATAAAAACGGAAATTTATTAGGAATCACAGATTTTAACAAACTATAAAAACAAAAATTTATGTCAGAAGAACAAAAAGAATCAGGTGGAACTTCATTGAAAAACATTATTTTGGGATTGGTATCGACTATAACTTTAGGTGTTGGCGGTTGGTTCACAACTAAATTAACAGGTGGAGATGAAAAAGAAGCAGCTCCAGTTCAACAAGCAGCTCCTGTAATCAACATTCAAAACACCAATCAACAATCTCAAGCGGCAGGTGGTGGAAAAACTGTAATCGTTAAAGAAAAAACAGTAGAAAAACCAGCGGCACCGGTTAAGAAAAAAGATGGTGATGAGTTTAAAGAGAAGCCAGCTGAGTGGTAATTTAGAAAAATAAAAATTTATATAAAATGGCAGAGCAACCTAGTGGTTTTAAGGACCTATTGAGTAATATGATGAAACGCAGATGGTATATCACTGCGTTGGTATTGGGAGGATTTATGTTTATTGTAGCAGGAATGTTTTACGCAATATTTTCTAAATCGGCAATAGAAGGAGAATGGAAAGAACTTCTTTTATTATTGTTAGGAGCTTTCATTGGTTCTTATGGTAAAATCATTGACTATTGGTTTAGTGATACTGATAAGGATAAGATGTTAGTACAAAAAATGGATGAAGAAGATGGTACATCATTAAGTAATACTGCTGATATGCCTGTAACTCCACCAAACAATACTCCATTAATTCCAGATGCATTTGTACAAGCTGCAAAAAACGCACATGAAATTAACCTTATCGAAGCAAACAAAGTAGATGTAAAATCAGAACCAAATAATCCACAACACATCGAAACTCCTTTCAAACCACAACCAAGAACAGGTGTAGAGGTTGATGAAGATGGCGATGGTACAATGGATGGTATTGACTTTGATGGTGATGGTAAGATTGATGTATATTTCGCACACAGACAATGTGAACACATTTGGGGTGATTCCGATAACGATGGTGATTTAGAATGTTTGAAGTGTGGAAAAATAAAAGATGAAGCCGCTGAAATGGTAGGCTAATGGTTACATAGTATTAACAATTTAAATTAAAAAACTATGGGATTTTGGAAAGAATTATTTAAAGACAACAACGATATCAACGAAAAATCAGTAGTTGGTTTCTTATCATTTAGTATGATGGTAATTGCATTATTCGTAGACTTGGTAACAGGTTGGATGGGTAAAGAATTACTAATTAACGAATATATTTTTAACGGATTTTTAGTAATCACATTAGGTGCATTTGGTATCGCTTCAGTTGATAAATACATCAATAGAAAAGCAGAGCACGATGCAGCTAAATTAGAAGCTGAGCAAGAAGAAGGATAAAATTAAAGGGGAAATTAAGTTTCCCCTTTTTTATATTTATATAAAATAAAATGTTATGGCACTACCCTGTCCCGCTTGTAGAAAACCGATTGGTTTAACTTTAGAATTTATTATGAAACATCCTGTTACAGTATGTCCTCATTGTGAGGTTATTATGGATTTTACTATAAATGAAGAAATTAAAAAAAGTTTTAACGAAGCACTTTCAGAAATAGATAAGATAAAAA